CGCCTCATATGATATCAACCCAATACTGTCTGAATTATTTAGTAAAACAGATTTAGTTAATTCACAATCATTAGCATCCGTAACAGTAACTGAATAATTCCCCGAACTTAACCCACTAATACTTGAGGTTATTTCACCGTTACTCCACAAGTAACTATACGGTGGAGTACCAGTTAATCCCGTAATAGATATACTACCATCGTTTATACCACAATAAGAGGTATCAACACTCACTAAATTGTAATCGAGTGTACTAACACCTGAAATAACCACAGTCTGTGTCTGTGCCGTGTTACCCGCATAGTCAGTTACATTAACGTAATAAGACCCATTAGGTAATCCTACGTTATAGAATGGATTAAGAGTGACCGTGTTCGATAAAAATAAAACATTATCTTTATAAATTTGAACATCAAATGGTAAGGCGTTTGTACTACCACTTACACTAATATAACCATTATCTTGACCACATGTAGTACCTGAAAAATCATTAATTATTGCGGTAAGACACCCATCAATATTAACATTAATATTAGTCTGATTATTTTGATTACCTAAACTATCGTTTAAAACAAATGTATATGTACCACCACTTAAATCATCCCAAGTAAATGGGTTTACCGATGTACCACCAGATAATGTACCAGGTATTACGTTGGTTATAGTGTATGGTGGAACCCCACCCGTAGGGAATATTGTAATAGCTCCTAAATCAGTATCACAGGTACCTGTAGTTGAGAAGGTATAACCTAAATCTGTAGTTTCACAGTGCTGAGTAGTTTTACTACCTAAAGTTATCACATCGGCACGGTAATAAAATAACGTATTTACCTTAATTGAAATTGGCACTTCAGTGAAACCTTTTTGATATACATCACAACAATCAACATACTCATACGAACCACTAATAATCGCGTTATAACATTCATTACTAACCGAAGTAGATGGTGTTATTGTTGGAGTAACAGATGTTGTCACACTCGGAGTTAACGTATTTGTTGGTGTAACGGTAGGGGTGTTTGTTCGTGTAACTGGTGGTGTCTCCGCAGGTGTTGAAGTATTCGTTGGGGTAATCGTCATTGTTTGGGTAACTGTTACCGTTGGCGTTTGAGTTACATCCGCAGTTTCACTCGGAGTTTGTGTTGGTGTAACAGGTGGTGTCTCCCCAGGTGTACTACTCGGTGTTTGAGTAACCGTTACCGTTGGAGTTTGAGTAACACTCGGAGTGTCACTTACCGAAACCGTAGGCGTATTTGTTTGAGTAACACTTGGAGTATCAGAAACAGAAACTGTTGGCGTATTTGTTGGTGTGACAGAAGGGGTGTCAGAAATCGTAGGTGTTGGTGTTGAACTACTACCGGGGGTATTAGATACTGATACCGTTGGTGTGTTGGTTTGAGTAACCGATGGTGTATCAGAAATAGATACCGTTGGAGTATTTGTTTGAGTAACACTTGGAGTATCCGAAACAGATACTGTTGGTGTATTAGTTGGTGTGACACTTGGAGTATCTGAAACGGATACCGTTGGTGTATTAGTTGGTGTAACTGATGGCGTATCGGAAACTGTAGGTGTAGGTGTCGAACTACTACCTGGAGTATCAGAAACGGATACCGTTGGTGTATTAGTTGATGTAACTGATGGCGTGTCGGAAACTGATACCGTTGGCGTATTTGTTGGAGTAACACTTGGAGTGTCAGAAACAGATACTGTTGGAGTATTTGTTGGCGTTACAGAAGGCGTATCTGAAACAGAGACTGTCGGGGTGTTAGATATTGTCGGAGTCACCTCAGGTGTTTGTGTAGGTGTAGGTGTCTGTGTCGGTGTCGGCAATTCCTCACAAGGGCACGGACCCGTTTCACTCACTATCAGGAAACCACTCGAAGGTACCGGCACACTACAAGAACAGACCTCAACCGTCTCATTAGGACCAACACTTAGAGTTATATTTGTGTTTGACGGACCAAAACAATCTACATATGTGACTGTGTGTTTATTATCACCATCAGTGTTTTGTACACTATAACCAATACAATCACTACCGTCACACCCCTTAACACACGATTCACCTGTCGGATTATAGTTTATACCAGGAGTAACAGTAATTGGCGAATCATCACATAAACACACTATAAGTTCCGTACCTGCGTCGACATCAATTAAAATATCATTACCATTACAATCTTTGTATTCAATAGTACCAGACACTTCACTTTGGAATATATATTCTGAACAAGTATAACAACAAGCATCAACTGGTGGTTGCGTAGGTGAAACTGTTACTGTAGGCGTAGGAGTCGGTGTCGGTGTTGCGGGAGTACAGTCACATTCTGCTTGTGCGCACCCACCAGGAATTAGAGTAATACTCGCTCCAACCACATCAGAAGTTGCAATAGTATTTGTATCACCAATAATAGTATAACACCCATTTGTGATTACCAAGTCGTTTTGTATATTAAAGGTACCTGAAGTCGGTGACGCCCAATCAGTGGTTAGTACGCGATAAACCTCATTACTACAACATGCCGATAGATAAATATAATCATTACATGGCGTTTCACCAGTACAAGAATTACACTGTACCTCACCTAATATGGTGTAGTACCCACTTATTACCCCGTTAACAGTGGCAATAGGTATCTGAGTATATGCACCAACACATTCAGTGATTTTACTATCTGAAATGTCAGTGATAGTAAGACCTGTTAACTGTGTGTTATTACCCTTAATACTACCACCTAAGGTAGCACTATCACCTGTAAAGATATATACCTTCTCATCACAGCACGATGATGCACTATAATATAAAACATCATTACCCGAAACACTTGTACAGTTCGAACAATCATCATATTCCGTTACAGTTACTTCCGCAGTATCACCAGAATATGGTCTAAAACAAATGTTACCAGGTGTAAAACACGCATTATAATTAGTAAGATAAGCACTATCTTGCGATAACGCATTACCATCTATCTTTACGGTACTAACATCAATATTACATTCTGATTCTGATTCAGTCAATGAATATTCATATCCGGTACCATTAGTATTATAGTAAGATATTGCACTTGTGGCACTGAAAGGTATGTCTAAAGAACCACAAGGGTTTTTGTCTGAACTACTAAAATCAAATAAAGTAAGGTTACCAGATATCCATGTCCAAAATTCCGTTCCACCAGGCGAGGCAAACATAAACCCACTAGTATAATGGTTTCCACTACCATCAATTCGGTAAGCGTTTGAATCTTGACTATATGGTTCATCAGCAAAGTACACATCACCATTAAGACCAAGTAGATTATTCCTGAAATATAGATTGACTAGTGGGAATGTTTCTATATCCATACCTGTACCAACAGTAATATTACTTAACCCAAGGTATTCATCATTTTTAATCGTATAGTCAACCGATTGTGTTGGTGTTGTACCATCATACACAATATCCCATGACCTATGTTTAAAATTGAAGAAGTTACTCTCAGTACCACCAGTAGCATTCATCAATCTACTGTCATTAGGATAACCAGTTAAACCTGTATCCCACTGAATATAATACGTATCACCCGTATATAATGACCCTGCAGTTACCCTTTGGGTTATTTCAAAATAATAACTAGCCATTATCCACAGTTAATTGATATGTTTATACCTACGTTCAAGGTGATTGTTTTGTTTGTGAAGTCTGGGTCACAACCTATATTAGTGAAAGTGATTGTATTCCCACTTATAGTGTAACTTAAACCATATTGATATAAATACTGGAAATGTGTAATTGCAGCATTTAACCAATCATTATTTGTTGGTGACGATGCAAATCCATAACCCGTAAAAAATTGTTGTTGTACTAAAATGTTACCATCTAATCTTAAATCAATATACCAATCAGACACAACACTATTTAAATCACACTGATTAGTTGTATACCCACTAGACGACACAATAGAATTAACTTGTTGATTTAATATACTTTGGAAGGTGGATGTTGGATATAATTCACAATCCACAATTTGTTTAGCACAGTCGTACTTCCATAACGGACCTTCGATTTCACACGGCTCACATTCAATGTCGATTATCTCACAACCCCTTTGTAACTTATAGTTATGTTTTTGTCTGTGAAATTCAGAATTTTCCATTTTCTGACCACCTAACCATAATGTAGATGCAGGTACAACTTGTTCTACCAACCTCATCCAATAGTCACCAATACCATTGGTGAAATCAATCATCTTTTGATACGTATACTGATTAGATGGTATGTTAACATCCACCCCTGATGTTAAGTATTTCCAATATATTGACGATAAGGTCACATACCCACCACTCGATGTTTGTCTATTCCTTACATTAATCATGTTCTTATAGAATGTCTGAGCAAACTCAAAGAATGACTTCTCTTTTGGTCGTGGATTTATTACCGTCCAATCAATACCACCTGTAGTAGGGTAAGGATAGGTTAATCCTGTAGCGGGTATTGGATATCCCGTGTTCCTACTCATGTCCCAAACGTCATATTCTAACCCTTGACCCATATTAAGATATAACTCAATGTTTTTTCGGTTAAGCACTAACCTTTCATCAGTGACGTTATAGTAAGAATTAAACACCCCATTACTTTTTCTTAAACCAGTACTATCACTCGGCCAAGATTTTAAGTTATCTTTAATAGGTGTTAATGTGAAACCTAAATCCATACTAGGGAAGTCTCGATATAAATTAAAATATTTCTCCCCGAAGGTATATGTCTCTAATGATGTTTGTATATTGGTATTTTGACCTGTAAAGTTTGAATTTTGAATGTCTATCTTCTCATTGGCCCTATGTTTAGGGGTTTCTTCAAACCAACCTGAACCCATCTCAAAGAAATAACTATCACTTTCAGGTACTGACTGTGGAAAACCTTGGTAATCCATCGGGTAATTTGTCCTATCATCATCAACAAACGTCGTAAATGATTGTGGCGTAAATGCTGTGTATGTAATCCCTTTAACTTTGTATGTAGTTTCAGGTGTTAATACAGGTAAAATATTTAACTTTGTACCACCTGTAATTTCACTAAATTGTTGGTCAAATTGTTTAATATTAATTGGCCCATCAGCAACATAAACCGTCTCATTGAATTCAATTAACGCTTTAGGTGCTCCGACCATTCTCATTAAAAAGTCAATCGCAGTTCTCGTACCTTTTGACTTGTAAAGGAACCCTGAATTAATGATTATTTTTCTATAGTATTCATAATCCAACTCCTGAGGTGTTTTATCACGAGTTTGACCAGGATAAATTGATTGATTTTTTGTCCCGAAAACCGTAGTTAAAAAGTCATCTTGACTAATTGGCGAATTATTAGTATCAAAACCTAATGTTTGTGCTAAATTCTTTAATAATACTGAAGGTATATCATTTTTAGGATTATAGTTAACATTATTCATATATGTTAACCCATCAATGAATTTTTTAGTCTCATCAAAACTTCTTCCGTAGATTTGAAGTACCTTTTCCATTTTTTGGTCACCCGTGTCAAAGTCTTTAAACGCACCCGTAACTAAAAATCGACTAATTAGGTTAGTCTTGTATCGGTCCATAACCTCACCAATTTCACTTAACCTATTTAGGTAATTTTCGTACCCAACAGTGACAACATCAATATTCCATAGTCCTAAAATTGGCCATGTGATATTTTCAACAGACGTATAATACCTACCCTGTTCAGTTTCTCTAGGAACCCTAAACATTGCAGTGTATTTCGGCGTAATCATTCTATTTAACAAGAACTTCTCAACTTCATCAAATGAGTCGTCAAATATTTGTTCAGTATAAAACTTACTTGGTCTTAAAGTTATGTCCTCTGTTGATGAACTAACACCACTATACGGATTACCCGCAACAACAACTTCAATGGTACCAGCAGATAACGATGGTGATGGTGTGAAATCTTGAACTTTATACTCTGTTTCTCCTGTACCAATAAACAAAGAATATTTAAGGAATTGACGAGTTAAGTTTCTATATGGTGAAACCTCCATTGGTCTCAGTGACATATTTCTGTCAGCCATCGTACTATAATCTATATCAAGTGGATTTTTAATACGTGAGACATCAATATTAAACGTTGTCTCATCATCAATGGCATCATACGAAACATTATAAACTGTATTTGCAGTCGTAAAGTCAGTATATATCTTATCAACCTCTAACGCCGCAGGAAAAAAATTGATTATTTTAGTTATCGATGCAGATAACCTTTTTTGTAGTGAACCATATAATGAGAAGTTCGTTACAACAGAAATATCATAGTTTGGGAAAACCCCGTAGTTTTTAGCAATAATTCGTCTTGATTCCTCAAAGTTCTCAATATCCATATTCTCCAATGTGAATGGATTTGAAAATACCCCTGTACTAAAGGTACGATTTACTTTTTCAACTACAGACGTTGTGAACTCAAAATTACCCTGCGTTAAACCACCACCATCAACTAGTTGAAAACCAACTAAGTCGGGTGAGAACGATTCACTTCCTGCTGGAGGTGCTGCGGGGTAACGATATTTCCTACTTTTTCCCATTAATCAATTACATTATTGAAGTTTTTACTGAAATCGATATTATCACCTCTATCCTGACGAACCTCAAATAATAGATTATTAAACTCATCTCGTATCTCAAACAAGTTATATTGTTTGTAGATGTTATCTGATGGGTCATAAAGTGTGTAAATACCATCTTCCATACTTTTAGTCTGATTACCGTAAAGTGCAATCGCTAATGTATCGATGTCATGTTCAGCCATTTCAATATCTAATGTAATTGGATTAAAATACGTGTTAGTTATTATAATGTCTTGGTCTGGTTGACCAATAAATGGTGTCGCGTTAGGTTTGTTTGACGGAGCACTTGAAGGTGATAACGTACAGAATAACAAATCACTACCATTCTCAACATAACGATAACGAATAGTTTTTTGTGAACTATTAGTTAAATTAGTGGTTACTGGCTCACAATAGAATGATGATGTTACTATTCTATAAAAGTTAGGTATTTTGGTACCATTATCATTAAGATACTCAACTCTAAACCCAACTAACCCTTGTGCAACAAATTTATTTCTAAATTTAGCATCAACATTATTCAAATCCACAATAATACCTTTAACATTCGGTAACGCAGATAAAACACCACAATCAGTAATTGTTGTTCTAATCTCCGCAGGTCGAATATATAACGTGTATATCCCCGTTTGATTAAATTCATTAGAAGGTAATCGTAAATTATACATACCACCTAATATTTCATTTGTATTTCCACCCGTATCATTATTGTGGAAATAAGGCGTCAATAAAGAAGCCGCGTCTAATTGTTTAAGTACAAAGTCTTCGGTAACATCTCTACTTGGTGTGTAGTTCATGATGATTTCAACGTCTTCTGGAGACATGTCTGCGGGTCTTGTAATTCCGTAAGTTCCTAATGCCATTTTTTAACTTTCATTTATTTTATAGAAACCATAACCATATCTAGTTAAGTCTCCAAGGTTATCAACTTCACCCAATCTTTCCAATCCTTCAAAAGCTGAGTTCTTGCCTCTGTCTATAAATACCTCACTCTGTATTTCTGGCGAAGAAACCATGTCTAATAATACCTCTTGTTTTGTAATTGCACTAACAGAAATATTATTATCGGTAAATCCTGAAGATTTTTGAATGTATAATGTGGTACCATCAGGGTAATCGTAATAGGTAACTTCATTAATCGTATAAGCAGTATATTCTGTGTTTATTTCATCAATAACACCCAATAAGTTACCATTTTGAAAAATCGGGACATTGGTTGCATACCTTACAGAACCGTAACTACTTAAAGCGGTTAACTGACTATTAGTATATCCTGAAACCAAAAAAGGTACAGAGACATAATTTGAAGAAACTTGAGAACTAATATTATTTTGAGCGTCACCACTGAAAATAAAATCATAATTTAATGGAGTCCCCGACCAACTACCACCTTGAGGTGTGAAGGTTATATTACCTGAGTTATTCGATATTGTAACACCTGTCATTGGTATTGTTATCGTTTTTTTAACTTCGGTGGTTCCCCACGGATTAGTTTGTGTTATAGTGATTTTATAATCACCACTACTGGCATATGTATGTGTTAAAAATGAGGGTGAAGTATTATTAATTGTTTGCGTAGATAAACCATCCCCCCAATCGATTACATAGTTGGCTAACTTTAAAAACTTTTTAAATTCTATATCGGACGTATTATACACATTGACCTCATACCCACTCGCAGTATTGGCTGAGTATACAAAGTTGTTAACCACATCTTTTTGTAGTAAAAACCCGTCAAATGGTGTGTAATACCCTAAATCATTAAATGATTGTGTGAACACTATCGGTATCGTTAAACCAGTCAATAATGAATTACCACTGGTACCACCGCTTAGTATCTCACTCATACGAGAATAAACACCAAAAGTATTACCACTATACGTTTCCTGAATGACATCATCTTTTAACACTTCAGGTGATATCTTTATATATGTTCTGTCAGTCTTCATTATGGATTAACGTATTCGTAAAACTTTACGGGGTTATTTGTAGTACCAATTCTTACCCCATTTAAATCGGTTAATTGATATTCATAATTAGTGTAGTCCAGCACTATTTTCGAATAAAACTTTTCCGCTTTATTAAATGTGAATAGATTTGGTAATTGAGATTGTGGTTCAATCATCATTCTTGTGAACTCACCAGTCTTACCATTAAAAAACTTAACAGACATATAAAATTCGTCTAAGTTTATGTAACTCCTATCTTTCAACCAATAAACAAAGAACCCCTCTTTATCACCTAAATAATCTAAATTATAAATCGGTACTCTAACATTAACGTTTTTAGGTACCGTACTTGAACCTATATTAACACTATTAGTTTGTCCCTGATATGAAGGCAATATTATCGTAAAGTATATTTGTTGACTTTGACTCTCGTTGGTATCATAAAAATCTAACTTAAAAAAGCTATTTTTATAAGAATTTGTACTATAATATATTTCTTTGTCTGTGAAACCTGCGTCGTTATAATTACTCACCCAATCAGTTGACGTCGCATTATTAATATTCACGTTTTCAGGTAAAAAATAAAATTCATAGTTAGCACTTGATTTACTAATCATCTGAGGTTTCTTAGGGTCAGTACTTACTACTCGATAAGACTCATGGTCAAATCTAGTCACCTCAAAGTCCTCAGTAGGGTTGATTACCTGTTCGATAACTTCTTCTTCGTACACCTCAATAGCATCTTCACGACCATTAACATCCCAAAATTGTTCTATCGGAATCTGAAGTTCCCTTTCTGTACCGTTATCTGAAAATCTATATTTATTCACAATTATCTATTATTGGTTGCACTATCATATTCATGGTATTAAACCTTCTTTGTGGTGACATCTGATAAAACTTTATGTCTTTAAATGGGTAATGCGCACCATTTAAAAACGGGTAATCAACACCAACATTTTCACTATCTATAAACCCATATGGGTACAAATCTCTCCACCTCCACCTTTCTTCAAAGTTCGAATAAAATGCGTAGTCAGGTATGAAATCAACATCCTGTGCTCGACCTGTTTCCACATAAGGTGAAAATTCTTTAATTTTAATAGTATTGTGTGGGTGATACACATACCCAATAGGTACCGCACCACTTACATTAGTGTTGAAGTAAGTAGGGTTAAAACTATATTTGTGTAATAGTTGTGATACCACATTTTCAGTCATTTCAAAGTCATTCCACTCACAAAAATCACCTAATAATTCATCATCAATTTTTAAGTTTGAATTATAGTAAAATGTTTTTCCGTTTACTGTGTAAGTTGATAAAGTAATATTATCTTTATTATCGTTGTTAGACGGTAACCACCACGTATCCACACTATCTTTAAGACGATTAAAGTCCCATCCAACATTAACTGATGTTGTTGGGTTAGATGGTGACGGAGGATTAAACCAACCCATATACCCTTTATTTAATACCGTAACAAATAGTTCCGTCAAAGGTCTTTGTTGGTTGTCTTTATATCTTGACACATCAATATCCTTTTCAAACGTGAAAGATGCGGTTTGTGAACTATTTCTAACCGAAACCCTTTGTACGTTGTTAGGTGTAAGTGCTGAGTACTCTAACTTTGAATTATTATTAAATGGTATATTTTCAAATCCCATTCTGGCCATATTATAATCCTTAATGTCTGTTAGGATTTTATGTTTCCTGACATAGTATTCGGACGTTGTCTCACCTGAGTTATTTTTATTTATCACTCTTTTGAACGTACCCGTTACACCATCGTTAAAAGTGGTACCTGTATATCCTAAATCGTATATGGAAAAAACACTCAACTCACTGTTATACTCCTCATCACCCAACTCATATACTTGAAAATAATTCTCCCCTCCGTAGTCAAATGATAACTTAGCAAATTCCCCCACACTTAAATTATGATTACCACCACAGTAAAAAGTTATTAACTCCTTACCTTTAAGTTTTCTTCGTTTAATTGCGAAAGGTATACCATCACTAACATTAAATAATGTTGTTGCACTTAGTTTTTCATTATAATAAGTCATGGTTTGAGCCGTCACATTTTCAAATGCATATGAAAGATACATCGTCCAATTATATGTCGTAGCACTTTTAGGTATTAAGTCTACATGCCCGTCAATACCTTCAGTCCTTAAAAAACTAAACTCGTCGTATTGTGGATATCCTTTCCAAGAATTACTCGTTACTGAATTTAAAGCATCCACATAATATAAGTCATCTCTAAATGGCGTATAAGTGGTTTTACCTGTGTAAATATTATCAAAAATATTACTTAACTTACCCGTTATTCTTATGGTGTTAGACGATTGTCGTTCTTTATCAAACCTTTCCGCCAAATTTAAAATGACAGTTCGGTCTCCCTCAACCATTTGTCGTTTATCACCCTCTAATGTAATTGGTAACCCACTATCTATCGTTGGTGCCCCTTTATACTGCTTTTCGCTAGGAACTATTCTTATTTGATTTGGTTCCCTACTCATAATGTCTCTTGATTAAGTACATATTTATCAATGTATCTATTCATCGCTGATTTACCTGTCTTAAGCCCAAAATAAAAGAAGTAAGGTGAACCCGTATTGATTTTATCTCTTGCCGATGATGGTGCATCGTTAGACACCTCTATTTGTGTCCCCACTATTTTTGAATTGTAGATGAAACCTGGTTGTTCGGTAGTCGGACTAAACACATCTGATACGTAGTCTTCTGTCGATGTTAACCTATCCATACTTTGGTAGTTAAATGACCCTAACCCACCTGTCGTGTCTTTAGTTACCCAGTCGTTCAGTTCTGTACCGAATAAACTATAACTATTAGGTTTTAACCCCCACTGATAAAAAGGTACCTCTTGGTCATTAAACCCATAATTATCCGTTAGATGACTTGTAAGTGTATCTTGGAAAGTAAATCTACCAGGTGTTATCATATCCCTATTAATTGTGTTAGCTTCAAACAAAACACCAATAATTGGTTCACCGTCATTATCCTTAACCCACTTTATATTATCATCACTATAATTCGAACCTAAAAATGGTACAACACCATACTCAGAGTTTATACTTATTAATTGTGACACATCCCCATCTAATCTATTATTCTCTCGAGTAAATAATTGGTTTATCGGTGCAATCGCATTACCAACTCTACTCCAAAAATTTGAATTAGATAAACGACTTATTACAAATAATTGTAATATGTCTGAAGTATCGTTGTATGATGTACTTTTAATTGTGTCAACAATATATCCTTGGAACTCAGGATTATAACATATCTCTTTAGTGAAGATATCTCTAGGTCCTAAGTCCATAATCGTAGTTGGTGTACCTAAATATTTGTTGTTAGAACCATTATTTGGAAGTAAACCCGGTTGATTGTCTCTACCAATAAAATTACCGTTACTATATGGTGAAACCCGATAAAAAAATGAATTATTAATTGTCTGATACACCACAGTATCCTTACAATATTTATATGTAGGGTCACTTAAGAATTTAGTCTCATTAACATCGTTACCATACACATCATCTTTTTGTACTGCAAACATATATAACGAACCGTTAATCCAATTATTAACAAATGTTAAACTCACAACGTTATTACATAAGGCAAACATCATTCTGAACCTAGCTAACCATTCTGTAAGTATCCCAAAATCTTTACCCACTCTACCAATTCTTGTCACTAAGTAATAACACCCACCTCTCAATTTTTCAGACTTCTTTTGGTCAGTTACATAATAACACTCATCGTCAGACGGGTAGACACCAATAGACTCACCGTTACCTGAATAACAAGACAGTGGTACCATACCACTACATGAAAATGAACCAATCACTTGTGATGCTACCGCACCTGCATCTTCCCCAAAGTCTTCAGACGAACCAAAATTAACCTCACCAGGTTGTGTTGAAAATGACATGTCAATCTCACCTTCGTCACTTATAATATAAGTCGCGAAAAATCTATTCTGATGTAAAACAAATCTAAAATCGTGTTGGTCAGAAGTTGGTAAACTGTCGGACCTCATAACTAAAAATTCATTATCACTCATATTAACACTACTTGTCGGGTTACTGTCGTAATATGTTGGTGAATAATATCTATAACCCGAAATAGATGGTGTACCATCTGAATACATAGCACCCACACCTTCAACTATCTCAGTATTTCTATACGCCCAATTATTAACACTAGGTGAAATAGGGGTAAAATCACTCCACGACCCAACACTAGATACTCTAGCAACATCATTAACATTATCAACTACAGAACCTAATAAGGATACGTTTGGAGACCCACCATACCAATTTTCTTTAGTATCCCCATTATAAGAACTATAATCTAAATGATTTTGTGTCGTATAACCACTGTAATTACTATTTGTAGGTGTGAACGTAAATGACTTATAATATAGTCTTAACCCTGAAAAATCTGATGAATTATTTGTAGTGATTTCATTATGCTTCACTATTGAGTAGTCTGAAGAGTTTGAATATGGTTGAATAGGTACATTTAACTTATACTGACCCCTTACTTTATACCCTGAGGTACCCATAGCCTTACCATATAACCTACTTAAATCATATTCAACATCCTGTCTTGGTGTGTTAGGGTCTACCCCTCTCACTAAAAAGACCACATAAGTATCTTCCCAATCACTATTTAGTTGTATGTTTGGTGTTTGTTGTACATAACCCGTACCAGGGTACGTGCTTGGTGCGTTAGGAACAAGATAATTACCATTAACTCTTTGCCACCCAAATAGGTACCTCCCTGCTAAAGTATTATTACCAATATTAGAATTGTATGGTTGATTAACGTGATTACCCCCTTCCAAAGCATTATAATCGGAAAGTGTTTGCCCTGTAATAATCTGATAATATTCAATATCTGATGCAAAATTGTAGTCAAGTGTCTGAGTACCACCAGTAATTGTATAAGTCGTAGTGTTTTGAGTTAGAGTACTTTCATTCATATACTCTATAGTCACATTCGCATTACCACTAGTATCAAACGTTGTCGTCCCTGTTGTTGTTCCTGACACATTAGGGTCAAGACTATCATCAGGGTTTTGAAAAGTTATTACACTACCGGGTGTAAAGTTTAAATATGAGGTAGAATCCATAACCATCATAATAACATTATCCGTGTGGTCTTTAGTACTATTAAACGGTATATCTTTATTAACTTTTACTTTAATTTTATTATACCCACCTTGTTCATGGTACTTTGCCTTAGCATTAAATAAATTGAATTTCTCAGAAAGAGGTAACTCATCACTTCCGAATGTATTACCATTACCGACATTCCATGAAACATCTGACCAAGGCGTCTTTTGATATATTTGAGAAGTGGTTACACCATCATATCCTGCCATTGTCATTTGATAACCTAACTGATATAAACTGTCCCAATCATTTGGTACCGTCCCACCTGTCACCGATAGTAAATCATAGAAGTCTGTTGATGTAGTATCGACTAGTTTTGAGTAATTAACATTTAATGTTGTACCTACAGTCCCAACCAAATCATCATCTTCAGGTTCATTTTCCGGGTCTACCGATTCACATGAACATGCACGACACGCCGGATAAGAAAGATTAGGTAGTGGTATTGACTTTAACGGACATTCTTTTGCCAAGTACGCATCCTTAAGACTAACTTTTTCAATTTTATTATTTTTCTTCTTGAATAGGTTTATCGCAGTTATTACCAGATTCATAATAGGTACGATAATCGTTAAAAGGGCATTAATAATAAATCGTAATACAGGCCACAATAAACAGAAAGAATGTGCCACTAATATTAATGCGTATAGAGGTATTGTGAAAAGAAGAAGGAATAGACTCACAACTAAATATAGTAGGTCAAAATTCTTAACCCCATCGTTCGTTGGAAACTTATTGTTAGTACTCTCACAATCTCTGTTTAATATTTCTTTAATCCCTAAAAATCTTCCACGATTATAACCTTTTCTATACTCATCAATCATCTGAGATGGAGTATATACTTTGTTATAATTCATCAAATAGAATGAGTCTTCACAGTTAATAGCAGCATCTTTATCCGCATATTCACCCCAATTTAGTGAGAAGGCGTAACTTTTTTGAAACTGAGAATATTTGTAATCATATAACTCATAATTAACGGTAACAGGTATGAAAACACCTGAGTTATTTTTTTTAGTAACTCGTATCTCTAAAGTACCTCCTGTTGGAAAATCAATTAATTTCTCAGTTCTTAACTGACCATTAACATATATTTCTATTTTCTCAGCATCTGTATTCTCAAATACCTTAACACTTAAATTACTGGTAAGTCCAATAAATTGTGATTGTACCTCATTAGAGTTATTAAAGTTCACAGGGAATGGACCCGCACTATTGGATAATGTACTTGGGTCGGTACCAGGATTAGAAACACTACCATCCCACCCATACTCACGAATTTGAGGGACCACAAAATTTGGTCTAATTACATTCCCCTTTATCGGTATAAACCTTTGACCGTCAAACGGACTCGTGTTTTCTTCCGATTGGTATTTAACCTTAAACCTATATTTTCCCTTTGTTGGTATACCAACATCTGGGTCATTTGATAAAACACTTTCTCCGAACTCATTTGTGACAACATAATCTAAGTTCATAGGGACATCAGTTACGAATGTTCCTTGGTCATCAATTACTTTCCCACCATTAGGTAACTGATGTTGTTCTAATACTGGGTCACCATTTTCATCCAAATCAATGGTTTGTCTTATCGCCATTATTTCACCAGGACCCGTAACTAAACCACATAAATCCCCTTGCTCTGTTCTTGGCTTACAATTTGGTTTTAATGGTCTATTATCATTATCGCTAAATATTGAACCCATAAACACCGAAGTCGGTCGAATCTCAATACCCATTTCCCTTAAATCAAAGTCAGTCCTTGTAATACCAATATTACATAAATCCTCTTGTCCCCAAAAAGATGCAACATCAATATCCTTCACTTGATTTACAATCTGAGGTAACTCATCAATATTATTAGATGATTTAAAATTAGAACCATCAAATTGTTCAGCAACCCCCATATTCATCCTTATCAAGTCTTGAGGTCTCAAAGAGAAACATCCCATGTTTGATAAGTCTAAATCCATTACGATTTTTTGATTACCCAATGGTACACCTGTAATCATGAAATCACCCGACTCATTAGTTTTAACCGTATACCTATAATACTTTTCGTATATCTCTAAAACCTCATTTCGAGTCATTACATCCGACCTGGACGGAAAGGTACCTGTTGGCGTGTGTCCACCATATTGCTTTTCATACGGTAGTAAGTTATATCGATACCCATCCTCATTTTTATCTGTAACCGACTTATATGGGTATAATGTGGATATTACGGGGTCTTGTAGGTCCATATCATCGATAGGTACAAATATAGAGACGGTGGCATTAGGTAATCCGAACCCACTATTTGCAACCACTCTACCAACAACAACACCATAGTCAGCACAGAATCTTGAATACACATCTTCTTGTCTTAACTTTAAAGAAAGAATCTCTAAAAAGTCAAAGTCTTGCTCAACCGTAACATTAATGTTTTGGTCAGCACCTAATTTGGTTCTTATTCTGTATGATTTAGACATATAATAGTTTTAAGATAAATACTTATCTATCCGTTTTACAATAATAAACCTATAAGTAAGTTTTGTAAAATGTATATTACTTGTAGTCTACGGTTTTAAGGTTTTTAACCCTAACCTTAATATCTTTTTCAGGGAACCTTACTTGATATATTTGAGATGGTTCCGCAAAAATGGTCTCATCAACTAATTGTATTTCTCTTGTAAAAGAATCAGAATATCTTTGAGATGTCTCAGCCGATGAGTATTGACCTCCGACCTTATTAATCGCTTTTAAATCTGTGATTGATATCACACCTGCAACATCCTGTATGTTTCTTTTCATTTCCGAAATAAATACATTTTCACCCATAGTTCTATTTGTCGGTGCCATGTATTTAGTCACTTCATCAATTATTTTAGTAATAACGTTACCCTGATTCTGACCTGAATCGATAACTACGGATATGTCATATTCTAAATCGATAACCTGACCAACATTAACAGATATATAATCATTTATCATTCTATATTTTGATAGATAATTGGCAATGTTCTGTTTTAAGGTGTTTGATACCGTCTGAGTTAGACTTCCATTAGCATCGTATGATAAGATATTAATATTAATTTTATTATCTTTCTCAGTAATTGCAGTCTTAGCAGGTGCACCGTATTTTCCTGGCATCTTCCTGATTAAGGCGTTATAGTCATTAATCGTTACCGCTCTGTTTTGTGACGCATAATTAAATGTCACCATATTTCTAACCTCTTCAATAGAAGGTTGGTTAGCACCTCCAATAGCTGCAGTGACATTATTGACCGTTAATGAATTGGTTACCGTTTGATTAATGTTATTAGATGGACCACTAACAAAAAAGTTAACAGTACCTACTTGATTTATTGCGTTTACACCAATATTTGATTGTGTACCTCCACCAATTCTATATTTAACAAATAATGTAGTGTTTGCAGCTACCGTTCTACCCAATCCAATATTATTCTGATATTCCTGAATCCTTAATGAAACCCCATTTCTTGCGAACTCAGCCAGTTGGTCATCAGGTGTTGATGTACCTCCACCAAATTGAACCTTAAGGAAACCTTGAGGTGTGTATTCAGTTATGAACCTTGTCTCAGTATCAATATACTTACCGACTTTTAAACCTGGTACGTCAGATGGTTTTGTCGTATCTTCAACAAAAATTGTCGATTCGGCTAATGAGTCTACCTCATACCACTTATCCTGTGCATTTACAAATTCAGAGTATGTTGGTGTAGATTGAAATGATGTCCCATCTTTTTGTATGATACCTACAACCTCTAAAACATTTTGTTCAGGTAAGAAAAATTCAAAGAATGGTTTAACGTCATTAGGGTTAATCGTTTTTTTGAATATTTTTGTTAACCCGTTTACCACGACCTCTCTCTTAGTAATTGTATAGTTTACAAGAACATTATTAGAATCAAAATTTGGGATTTTAGTTCTATTAGGAAAACCTTCATTATTGTATTGAGATGCGAAATCAATGTCATAAACATTTTCGAATACTTGACCTCCACCAATAACTTGTGAACCAGGTCTTAATGTCCCTAAATATCTTGTATCTTCTTGGTCTCCCGACGCAGGTACCGTTATTGAAAAATCAACAATAGATACTGATGGTCGGTTACCAGGTATCTTCAACCCGTATGTTCTGGCAATATTAAAAATAGATGAACGTTGTTGAGCATATTGTAAAACCGTTTCCTGAATACTTCTATCAATATGATAATTTAAGTTATCACCAATTGCCGCGTTTAGGTCCATCAATACTGAGTAGACCGCAGCATCATTGAAGTTATCTATTAATTCAGGGTAATACTGTTTAGTGTAGTTTACTAAGTCCTGTCTTAGACCTTCGAAATCTCTTTCCGTATATGAAATCTTTTTACTTGCCATCTATTATTAAATATTGATTATTATAAAATCTTTAGATTGAAAGGTACTATCAGTGATGGTATAATCTATCCTTAGTTTTGCCGTATATTCTTCGACACCTCTACCAGGTAATCTATAAATTCCCCCAACACCTAAATTATCCATATTTAGTTCCCCTTGAGATTCTAAGTCATCTAAGTAAGGTGTTATTGTTATTTCGTTAATTGTTAAGTTTGGTATATATTTTTCAACCGAATTTATAATGTCTGTTCTAATACCCTCAAATGTGGTTCCATCCATAGGTTCAAAAATAAACTCATAAATACGTGTACCAAAATCAGGTAAATAATACCGACTACCTTTTCTTGTTAGTATAAGGTGTAGTAGGTCAGTTCTTATTTCTTCATCAGTCGTTTGAGAAAGAGAAAGATACTTTCCATCCTTACTATCTTGAAAGGGGAAATTAATACCATATGTTTTACCGTTTGCCATTGTCTATAAATATCTTAACAATTTAAATTATAAAAAAAAGAGGACCTAAGTCCTCTTTTATTTAATTTGAATGTAATTTTTACCCCTTAACCTTCACATGCAACACACTGTAAATCATTCAGACCTAACTTCTTTCTTGCGAAAGCTTGTGCCGAATTCATTGAGTGTTGGTAATACAATGTCTTAACTCCCAATTGCCATGCTTCAATAAGAAGTTTGTTAACATCCTTTGTAGCCATATCAGGTGATATCATTAAGTTTAGTGACTGTGATTGGTCAATATACGTTTGACGTACTGCTGCTTGGTTAACAATAGATGATTGGTTAATTTCCGCAAATGTTCTAAAAACATCTTTTTGGTCATCACTCAAAAATTCTAAGTGTTGTACCGAACCATCTGCCTGTTTAATACTATTCCACACATCCTTAGTGTCTTTACCCATAGTAATTAATAAGTCTTTAAGTACAGGATTTTTGATGGTTACCTTCATTTTAGCAACATCTTTCACGTAACAGTTAGACCAAATAGGTTCAATTGATTGAGAAACCTGCCCAAGAATAAAAGCTGATGATGTTGTTGGTGCAACTGCGTTAAGTGTAACATTTCTTCGACCATAACCTTTTAGATATTCAGGTTCACCGAACATTTCCGCCAACTTTTCTGACGCCTTGTATGACTTTTCTTTTATATGTTTAAAAACTTCAACATTAAGTCTCGCAGTTTCTCTCGTATCAAAAGCTAATCCTTTAGACTGAAGTAATGAGTGCCATCCTAATACACCTAATCCTAGTGCTCTTTGTCTTTTAGAGAAGTTATATGCTTTCTCTAAGTAGAAAAACGCTCTTCTACCCTCAATAGTTCCATTGTCTCTTAAGTCTTCAATCTTAGTTAATAACTCAGTCACAACAACGTCCAAAAACATCGTCATCACCTCAACTGCATCAGTATCTTTCCATTCGTCATAGTGAAGAACATTCATTGATGATAATACACACACAAACGACTCTTCTTCTGAGTTATGAAGTGCAATTTCAGAACATAAGTTTGAGTTGTTAATCTTCGCTCCTTTATCTTTATACACATCAACGGTATTATTGTTTGTAGTATCATGGAACATGATATATGGGTAACCAATCTCACCTCTTCTTTGAATAACTTTAGCCCATACCTCTCTTTTCTTGTCGTCACCAGCAATCATTTCATTCATGAAATCATCTGTAACCGTAACTGCGTGTGTTAAATTTTGTATAGTAGAACCCTCAGTACCAATTTCTAAATACTCCATAATGTCGGGATGTTCAACAGGTAAGTATGGTGAGAAACGACCTCTTCGTGTCGACCCTTGTGATATGTTATCTACAACACTCTCAAAAAGATTCATAAAGTGTACTGCTCCAGGTGCTTGTCCGTTGTCTGTGATTTCAGCACCACGTCCTCTAATATTACCAAAGTAACCTGAAGTACCTCCACCCATTTTAGACATCTCACCAACTTCTGCCTGTGTGAATAGTATTGATTCTATGTTATCACCAATGTTAGACCCGAAACAACTAACTGGTAGTCCTCTCTTTTTACCGAAGTTTGCCCATACAGGTGACGATAAAGAATACCAACCTTTACCCATGTAGTTGTAAAATTTTTCAGCAAATCCTTCTACACCTAATAGTTTTTCAGCGTGTTCCGCAATAGTTTTAATTCTTTCTATCGGTTCCTCACCCTCACTTAAGTATCCTCTACGTAAGAAGGTTATAGACTCTTCATTAATCCATTCAAATGGTTTTCTTTCTTTCATTATATTTTTTGTTTTTTCGTTTTTTTAAAATAAATCGTTAGATGTAATCGATTTAGATTTCTTACTATAATTAATACTTCTCTTATTGAAGAAGTCAGTATGCTTTGTTGTCAGTATTTCGTCATCAAACCACTCTGTCGTTTCTAATAGTGTCTCATTAATATCAAATATACTATCTACTCCGATAGAGTTCAATGAAACATTAAATCTATGTTTGATGAATTCCATTGTTTCGTTTTTAGTTAAAAACTCTAAATCTCCTTCTTCAAATATCCACTCAACAATCTCACGTTCCGCTTCATACGCTTCCATAGTTGCAACAACTAAGTCTTCTTTTAGTTCGTCTGTCCACCAACTAGGGTTTTCACTCTTAATTAGATTAACTAAATCAAATCCAAAACCAGCGTGTATATTCTCTTCTTTTGATGTTGCTTCAACTGCGTTACTAATACCTTTTAACATATTCTTATGTTTGTTGAAAGACATAATCACTAAGAATTGTGAGAATAACGATACATTCTCCACAAACATAGAAAATAAAACAACCGATTCAAAATATTCTTTGTTTTCCACAGCCTTTGAGTTAGTGATTGCCTTCTCCAAGTATTTGATTCTTTTACGAATTGCTGGTACCTCCATCAATGTCTCAAATTCGTTATTTAAACCCAATAACTGTACTAAGTGTGAATAAGCGTCAGCATGTCTCACTTCTGATTCTGCAAAAGTTGCACCAACATTACCAATCTCTGGTTTTGGCATTCTTTTGTAGATATCACCCCAAAACGATTTAACCGCCACTTCAATTTGTGAAATTGCTAACATCGCTCTTTTTACTGAGGTCTTTTCTTTTTTATCAAGTTTAACTTTGAAATCCTGAATATCTGAAGTGAAATTAAACTCAGTATGTACCCAGTAAGAGTGTCTAATTGCATCCACATAGTCATTTAAATCTGGGTACTCATACGGTTTTAAATTCGTTCTTTTGTTAAAGATGTTTGGACTATTATCCTTACGGTAAATAATATATTCTTTAGCAACATTATTAAGTCCGTTATCCATAAGTTTGTTCTCCACCATATCGTGTATTTCATCAACATGAGGGACTCTATCTTTCTCACCTCTGAAAATTCCTTTTCTGGTGATTCTAGCAATTTTATCCGCCATGTCATCATCGATATTACCAACACTTTTCATCGCTTTTAATACCGCATATTTTATCTTTTCCGATTGAAAAATTACTTTATCACCGTTTCTTTTAATTACATAATTAGTTTCTTTACCATTCATAGTAGTAATACATTTATTTGTTTATTTATTATAAATATGATTAAATACCCTCACGTTGCTTACGCTTCTCCATGAGGTCTTTTATTCTATCCCTTTGCTTCTCTTCTCTTTGTTCTTCCAGACCTAAGAACGTCATACTTTGTTCAGTATCAATAACTAACATTTCATTATCATACTTACAGTTTTCAAAGACCACCCCATCTTTTCCGATACGTGACTTTGTAATTGCAATCGTACCTAAATTCATCTCTTTTTGTTGTAGAGACTTAGCAACTGAAATGATTACGTGACCAACTTGAGCTTTCTTAATCGACCCACCCATTTGGTCAGTGGTTACAACCTCGGAAGAAATTGATGAACGGTTACCTTGTGTTGCGGTCCATCCTACAATGTCTAATTCGTGACACATCGCCTCAAATCCTCTCATAACTGAACCTTCACTCTTCCACTCATCACCTAAATTTTTATCAGGCGATATACAATCGATGTAATCAACAACAATCATATCGATTTTGTTTCCTTCCGCAATCATCTTCCTAACCTGATTCTTTATTTGACTCATAGTCATGGTATCTGATGGTAGTTTCTTCAACGTTAAAGAGTTAGTTGTATTCTCCTTAATCTCCTTAACTTTCTCCATTACTTCATCTCTATGACCCGATAAGTTATCAGGTGCAATTCCTGTCCATAATGTGAAGTGTTTACGCTGAATAATCTTCGGGTTGTCCTCAAAGAAAACCTGTAATACATTGTAACCTAAGTTAAATGCATTATTAGCTATTTTTGTGAGGAATGTAGTTTTACCTACACCTGTTGGTGCTAAGATAACACCTATCTCCCCTTTCGCTAAACCACCCTTCATAAGGTTATCTATACCTGCAACTCCCATAGGTATCGGATGACGATAATCATCATCTAAAACCACATCTAAGTTAGCAAATACATCCGCAGTTCCAGCATCGACTTCACCGACTTGTAGTGCTTCTCTCACCATTTCCTCTAAGTGGTCGTAAGACTCAAAATCACCTTTATCTATGATTTTTTGAGCCTTTGACATTACCTTCTGTAACTCTTGTTGTTTACAGAACTTAAGTGACTTTTCCTGTACAAAAGTCGACCCTTCAATTGGTGACTCTTTTACGTCATTTATCATGTCAAACACCATTTTCTGAGCCATAGGCGAGGAAATCTCACTTTTAGTTAATTGCTCAAGTGTTGCAAACGTAGGAGTGTGTTCATACTTTACGTAGTACTCCTTAATCATTTGCATAATGATTTTAAAGTATTGATTATCAAAGTACTTCGGGTCAATTACATCAACAATGGAATTGGCAAAGTCTTTGTCAACTACTATGTTGTTTATAAGCTGTATTTGGAATGAGTTACCAAGGTAACCGAAGTTTTTTTCTTTTGACATATCAATTAATTTTCTTTAGGGTAAAATATAAATATACTTAAACTAACTTATAGTTCATGTACTCGTAGGTTAAATCTTCAGACGAGAAAATCTCAGTTAACTCCCGAAGTACACTTTTTAGTTGCGGACGTATGTCTACAGTGTATCTTATTTTAGGTGGGTATAATTTTCCGTCAAAAACTCTATGACAAATTGTCTCATCTCCGAGTCTAATTTTTACGTGGAAGTTCTCTTCACCATCGGTATTCGAGGTATCTAAGATAGATGAGTCCACCGCAATTTGGTAGTAGTGGTCTAACATATACATGTTAGTTCTATCTTTTAAGATTTCAGTTAAATCGCTAGTAAAATCATTAACGAATTCTAAGACATCAATACTCTTTCTTGCCTTCGGATTGTACCCCCTCACGTTGAAGTATCTTTGAACAACTATGTTCTCATTCAACATTAAAAGGAATTCCATTTTTGTTACGTCGTTTTTTTCTTTCATTTTTTTTTTAAATTTTGTTTTTGTAACGTTTTTTTTCTTTTCTAGTTAGTTTCATAAAAGGTGTTATAAAATCTACCCAACCATCGTCTTGTTTAGGTAGGTACTTGAAGATTCCATCTTTCATCATCATTCTCATTAGATTCTGATATCCTCTCCCTTCGGGGTCTAACTCTTCAGTATAGTAGAGTTCAACCATTTCCATGCCCTCATCACTTATCATTGGGTTTGACAAATCTACGATTTTTTTGTTAATATCAAAGAATTCTTCACCTAAAACCCCTCTTTTAGTTTTTCCTTCAATGATACTTTGTATAATCTTTCTTTTGTCACCTTCAGATTGTAGCTCTTTAGCACGTTGTATAATATCGTCAACAGATGTGTAATTGTCCAATATCTCAGGGAAAATCTTTGCAAAAGTTTTCTCACCTAATAAATAAATACCATCAATATTGTCAGACTTGTCACCTGATAAAATTTTAAATGTAGTTATATTATAATGAGGTAATGAAATATCTTTCAATGGGATATTATCACCCTTCTTATAAAGGTTTCTATGATTAGGTGAGTAAACCTCCACATTATCTGAGATGAGCTGTGTAAGGTCCTTATCTGCTGAAAATATAGTTTTGTATTCGTCTTTAGAGACATTACAATAATGTGCAATAGCATCATCCGCTTCACACCCATCAATAGATACCTGTCGGATAAACATCTCCTCCAAATACTTCTTAACTCTCGACAACTGCCATTCAAAAGAAATTTGTTGTTGTTCGTTAAGAGTTCTCTTTCTATTTCTTTTGTATTGTTCTAGTAGGACTCTTCTCGATACTGAGTTATCATCTGCATCCCAAAACACTATTATTTTATCATAATTGTGTTCAACTAAGAATTTTTTCAAAGTACTCACAAAATGGAAAATACCACCAATATGGTTACCCTCATGGTAGAATTCTCTCACTCCGTGAAAACCAATTTTAAATAAATTATTTCCGTCTACTAATAGTGTTTTTGTCAACTTACCTTTAATTATAGGTTAGACATCTCTGACTTCTTCCAATTTGTAATCTCCGTCAGTTCCGATTACTTCTTTCCAATACTCCGCCTGTTCTGACTTATATTGTTCAATTGATTTCTTTTCTTCGGTAGACTCTTTACCCGCCAAGAAACCGTGTGGTGTTACTATGATTTTACCATCCTCATAACCTAAACCATTAATGTGGTTTTTCATTACAGACACTTTCGTTCTAACCGCAAATTTAACTTTTCTTTTGTCTTTAACTGCGGCTATTTTGTTAGTACCCGCATTCTTTTGATTACCAAATAAAAATACTAATGATGAGTTCAACCATATTGCTTCACCACCTTTAGCTTTAATCTTAGGTTGACCAAAAGGATTATCAGGTAACTCAACCCACGGTTGGTTAACAATTAATAATGTGTTTTCATATTTCGAATCTGACTTTCTTGAACCTGATATTCTCTGATTAATACCCATACCTATCTTATCCGCCAATGTAGCCGCGTTGTGTTGTTTACCTCCTTTACCGTCAAAAGTCATTTTACACGGTACTGAACCAACAGAATCCCATAAGAATAGTAAGTCGTATTCCAACTCACCTTTTTCTTGGGCATCTAATAACTCATTGATATAATCAGTAATTTGTTCAATATATGAAAAGTTATTGTTAAATAGGAAAAACCCATCCCACTCTAACTCACCTGTTTCTTCGTCAACCACTTCATCACATTCGAAACCCATCGTTCTTGCATGTTCAAATGACCACTTCTGTTCGGTGATAATAAAAACAGGGAGGATACTTTTCTTTTGTGCATCAACCGCAGATTTAACCAACGCAGTTGTTTTACCCGTATCTGAGTGACCTAAAAACATATTTAAGTGACCCATTGCAGGACCAGGTACCCCGACCGCATCCAAAAACGCACTTCCTAAATCAAAAAACCTCTGTGGTTTGTATTTTGCTGAAGTTGAATACTTTTTTTTCAGTGAACTGAAATCTTTTTTCTTTATTGCCATATTTTTTTAATTAAAAGATGGTAACGACATTCGTGTCGTTACCATCATATTTGTGCTCCCTTAAAATGGTAAGTCCTCGTCCACATCCATTTTAGATTGTGGGTCCTCAACTTTACCTGTATTAGTATCAGTCGACATACTTCCACCAAATGATGTTTGTTCTTGAGTGTCGTTACCATATACGTATTTCTTTAACTCTGTGTCCCAAACAGGTGTTTCACCTCTTGAGATAGCTTCTAAGTATTCGACAGGTTTTTGTGCGTAAACATCTTGCCATGTCAACTCATCTTCAACCCACTCAGTCATTTGAGCCTTATCGGTATGTATCGGTGTTGGGTCATCATACATAATAGTTTTAACTACCGTATATTCGATACCTGAAGGAGTTTTAGACTTAGATAAGTCCACGATTAAGTCACGACCTTCGTTTGCGTCTGTTACATCACCTTTTTGTTTCCAAATTGGAATGATTTTATCAAGGATACCTTCTTGTTTGTAGTTATCTTTGAATCTCCAAAATTTAGGTCCGTGGTCTTCATTGTCTCGGTCAATAACTTTAACGATGTAAAACTTACGAGGACGATAAGTACGGGCCAATTCTTTATCTGAATCTTTACCTGTTGACATCAACTCTTCGTACACCTCAGTAAGTGGTGAACGCTCACCATCATTCTTTCCTGGGTCGAATAGTTTTGTCCATTTACCGTCAATCTGTACTTCGTGGTACCACACTTCTTTAAATGGTGACGAACCATCTGGTGTCGGTAAAATACGAATGACTTTTTGTCCCGATTTAGTACCCTTAGGTAGATACGTTGTGAAGTACCTTTTTAATCTGTCTTCTTGAGAGATTTTGTTTCCACCACCCGTGTTGTTGGTGTTTTTTTCATACTGTGCTAACACAGCGTCTAATGCATTTGCCATAATTTTTCTTTTTTCTCTTGTTATTTATTATCTTAAACTCTTATACAAATATAGTGTTTACATCTATAAAGTCAAACCATCATAAAGAAAAAAAACCACTCGGGTTGAGTGGTTTTTTTATAAAAAATCTTAGTATGTTGGTTAAATTTTAGTTACTTACCTAAATCAGCTCCGAATGATTTACGAATGTCTGAGTCGGAATAGTTTTCGACCTCATCCGAAGTTAATATATATTCATTCTTACCCGTCTTTTCCATTTCTTCTGACTTATCATCAAAGAAATCTGTTAACTTTTGATTATATGGGTAACTATCTAAACTTCTTAATTGTAATTTTTCTTCAGGTGATTTTTCACGATACTTCTCAACCTTAGCTTCGATATCATTAATCTTTGATAGAATTTGGTCCATTTGTGATAACTTACCCTCTAAGTCTGATAACTTAGTGAACATTGTATCCATATATTCATCTTGTTTATCAGATATCTCAGTTTGTTTATTTACTAAATCTGTAATTTCTAACTCTTCGGTACCACCTTCTATATCCATAGATTCAGATTCACCTTCGTCATTGACTTTCTCAACATCAGGGTCAGATTCCACATCAACAGGTTCAGGTATCTCTTCAGCTCCTGAATCCATATCTAAGTCACCACCTAAATCACCACCTAAATCATCAGCGGCATCAACCGGCTCCTCTTGTTCACTTAAGTACCCATTAATGGTATTGTGTCTCTTAAGTTCTTCTAATATTCTTTTATCTATCGACATAATCTTTTTTTATTTTACCCGTTAAGTAGTGTTTTCACACCGTGTGGGGTCTCAACTTTTAAGGTACGGTTAACTTGTCTTGAGTTATCAACCCTCTCAATTAACCCATCTCTCATACTAACAGTATAACAGTCACCTGTATCTAAGTCACAAACCTCCTTGTAACCATTTCCGGCATCTTTCTCAGTAATTCTCGTATCTTTTGACAAATACTGGTCTAATAATGTTTTTACATTCATAATATTACTTTTATATATAAATATAACAAAAACTCAATTTATCCTATTGTGTTGATGCATACCATTTAATTGCTTTATCGAATATCGGTGTAACCTCCTCATATCTTTGTTTAATATCCTTTTCGTTTTGATTTGTAGGGTTAGTTATTATTCTATTAAATTCAGTATCTGAACTTATTTGTGAGTAATAATACTTGATGTATATCTTAGCATATAACTCTTCATTTTTATTAACATATTGAGCCGAACCAATTTGTGACATATCATTGTAAACTGACGGAGTATTAAACGATGCCTTGATTCCGTCCATACTTTTCTTCCAATCACTAAATGACGCAATTGGTATATTTTTTCCGTTACTACTAACACATACTTGCCCTTCTAAATCACTAATATTTAATCCCCTTATCTTTTTATTTGTTGTTAAATTACCTAAATTACCATTTTTAAAGTTCACTGTACCACTGTTAAATCCGTTTTCAATCCATGGTATTACCCCAATTAACCTTCTAACATCATTATCATTCTGATTTAGTGATAACGTTTTAACATAATTACCAATATTACCATATGATAATGTTTCATCTCTTAATGGTACGTAAGATAGACCAGCATAATCAGTATATGGTGTACAGAATGATGAGTCCACTTCGTTAAGAGCCACAGTACTACCTGCACTGCTAACATTGTTACCTGTATTTTGTGTGGTCTCAGTTGTCGTATTGTTAGTTTTAGGTTTCTTATAACTCGAATTAATTCTTTTTAACATGTCAATATTAACACTCATTGTTAAATCAGTAACACTAGGGAAAGAATATTTAGAAATTCTAACACCACTAAACGTCGTCATAAAATTACCAGGACTAATACTATGTGATACATCTGTAATCCAATATGGACCTGTGAACATAGGAACATACCTTAGGTTAAAATACATCGTAGGTTGAATCATCATATTACCCATTGAAGTAATTTGGCAGTTGTAACTTCTGTTCTTATAAATGTTATATAAAGAGGTTGACTGTTGAGAGGTTTTAGAACCTTTACTCTGATTCGCCATATCTGTCAAAATACGGAACGATTCAGATGTATCCTTATATTGTGACTGGTCTAAACTTACAGATTTAAATATACCCTGGTTTCTCACACCAAAGTCAACATTAAACCCAACAACCTTATTTGATGAAGCGTAATCCGTTTTATTCGTTTGATTTTCTCTAAGAACTTGTGCTTTGTAAATGTCAAAACTGTCATCACCAAACCTATAATCGGTATTTTCGGGTTGTTTCAAATGTTCCGATACCTTATCAGTATATAGACACAAGAAACGTGGTCGACTTTTATTATGGTCGACCTCTAAGAATGTACCAAACACATCAGACGCTGAACTTTCAAAACCTTCTTCCGGCTTAGCGTCTTTAGCGGGTTCATTAACACCATAAAAATTCGTATATGACGGTAATGCCATAAATAACATATTATTACCCTTAATCAAATGACCTATTAAAGTGTAAATTGAGTTGGAAGCAGACTTATCATTAATGAAACCCATTAAACTCGATATGTCCACAATTAGTTTATCACCAATATCTCTATTTGCCTTATCTAAAAATAAAAAATCCTCAAATAATGTCCTGTTTTGAAAATCACCACCAGCAATCCATTTATCATTTAATACTTTGAAAAACTCATATAACTCCAATTTAGCCACATCACCGTTCATTGATGATTTTAAGTTTTCACTTTCCTCAGTAATCTTAGGTAAATCCTTATTTAATTTAGTGAATAAATTATTTTGGACCTTTCTCTGTGAATTATCCATTAATGTTAGATATTCATTAAATAGTGACATGAACTGAGTATCAGTCATAGTTGAGTCTTGATACTTTTGAGTTGAATATATTTGAATTATAGGTGCTAACGTTCTCACATTATTTGCAGTAAATTCAATATTCATCTCCACGAAGAAATCGGTAATAGTCGAACCACTATCACTGTAACTCATACCGTCAGCATCGTACTCGCCAACAGACAACCTTAATGCCGTCCAAGCGTCAGGATATTGTGATTCACTAATTGCCACCGTAGTTGTATTACCCATCTCGGGTAATGAATCATTAACATAGTTTCCAAATTCTATTTTTTGATTCTGTGTTTGATATTGCGGGTCATCGGTAAATGAATACCAAGAGCGTCTGTTGAAATTTGATGGGTTACCTTGTTTAAAGATGTAAGTTTTATTTAATAAAACCTTAACTGAGTCTCTTAGACCTGTCATTTGTTTTTCGGCAATTAATACACCGTCTAAATCACCCTGACCTGTTAAGTTGGGTCTTTCAACAAAAAAGATATCTCTTAACGAATTAATTAAATTTGGTTTTTCTTCAACTTTACCTTTAATATCTACATTGTCCACATCTCGATTAGGGTCTTTACAAAAATTCAAAAACTCCTCTTCAAAACTATCCATTATTGATTCATTAAACACCGCTAGAATTTCCTCAATGGTTGAGTATTCAGAAACGGACTCTAAATTAAAAGCCGTCTGATTATTACTGGTTATATCGATAGTCTTTATGTATTGTCTATATGTGGGTTTTTTTAGTAAAGAAGCATCGAAATACCCATAATGTGAACCACCCCATATAGTTTTAATCGACCCATCATAAAGAGATTGTCTAATTGGTTCACCACTAATTTTACCTAACTTATCTATCACTTCAAATTGATATTGATTAAAATTACCACCTCCAGCAGAAGGGTAACATAAGACTTTTGGTGTGTTAGTTACATCATATGTTTTAGGCTTATCGTAAAAGGCATAGTACGAACTAATATTATATGTTGTGTTTCCTGACGACACATTAATTATTGAATCACTGTTTGTTGCGATTTTTAATCCATTACCATCAAAATTAGTTTTACCTTGATTATAATTAGTAAAATCTTGTTGTGTCGTACCGGTAATAAACTCATCATAACCAAATAGATAATTTACACTATTAACAATTTTTGGGTAAAACCCAACATTACTAAGGTCTAAGTATGACGGTGTAGACGACACGGAAGGTAATAAGAAGTTCGTATTTAAAACGTAATCTAAGGTAGTAGTGTCCCCATATTTAGGTATTTTATAAACCGTAGATGGATTTGGTACACCCGATAACGGACCATATAAGTCATCCTCATCAACACTAGTCCACACATCGTCTAATATATCAATACCATCGTTAATAAACTTCTTATATCTATGCCAAACAGAACCGTATTTAACAACCCATGCATAGGGCATTTTGTGTAACGCACCAAACTTATTATATATTGCGAAGTTATAATCATCATCAGGTTTTGAATCCCCATGATTGATTTTCTCCTTTAGTGTTTGTAGTGGTAACGAATTTAAATACATATACCCCATCGATACATAAGGATTATCAATATTGTTTTTCTTATTCTCAACAGAGTTCGTTATTGAGTTTATAAAGTATGGTGTATTAAGTAATGATGTTGTCTGATACCTCGATGTAAATCCACTGTAATCATTACCGTAATCAATTTTACCTTCAGTGGCGTAGTAATCATTATTAGTTATTGTGTTATCAAATTTTGTCTTTATAGAAGTATAACTAGGTATGTTAATGGTATCATCTGTATTATTAACCCATGAGCGTACTAAACTTGGTGTGTCTGAAAAGTCATTGAATAAATTGTTTTCATTAAATGAAGTGATGGTCATTTTACTATCAGAAAAGAACATCGAATGTGTCGTCGAGTTTGCTTGGTCCGCGTTAGGTATAGCATTACCCTTTGACACATTATTTCTTAACCACGTTAAATCAGTTAATGGATACACATCTGTGAAACTCAAAGCATCTGTTTCTGATGATGACTTTAAGAACTCCCTCATTTTATTTTTACCATCATCTGAAACGTCAATCACGGGTGAATCGTCTTCATACTCAAACAAACTATATAACCCATAGAGTCTCTCATCATAAGCCCTTATATATGGGGTAACGAAAACATCCGCTAAATATGTGTTCCATAATTCACCGGTACCGTTGTTAGAAATATGAGAAAGAACACTTTCAAAATTTGAAGAACTGAGACCTAATCTTTTAAGTTTCATTTTTAAATATGGGTCACTCTCAATAGCGTTCTTAATGGTGATAGTTTCAAAATCGGCAGTAACTTGATAAAGATTCTGTGACGACTCTTTTTTACGATATATCTTAGTGTAGTTTGAAGATAATAGGGTTCTTTCCCATAATTCATATAAGAAATTTACCTCACTCAAATTAGTGTAAGGTATGTTATTAAACGGAAACTCGGTAGGGTTTACAGGTATTGTTTTAATCTCCTTTTTTTGATTGGTGTAGTTGGCACTTTTTTGTTCTTCTCTTTTTTGAAGCTTACCCTTTATAAACTCTTCAATAAACTTAACCTCAGGCCACTTATCAAATAGATACGCCTTAGTTTTAAACTCTATCTTAGGGTCACCAATATATTTTACAACGTATTTTTCGTTACCATCTTCATCTATTTCAGACTCAAAATACTGAGGCCAAGGATAAATTGTCTTATCATTGTCAGTTGTAGACAATACAGTATCTTTAGAGTCAACTCCATTGGATGTTTGCTCATTGACAATTACATCTTGTCTAATAGGGTCATCTTTTACATTCCATGCATCTCTGTGTACCTCATCCATCAGTCGATAAAATGCATCAACATTTGCCATTAACATACCCATTACATTCCTAATTGTCGGTCTAAAACCTAATCCACCATCAGGACTTTCAACTTTTTGAGCCAACGCAGTTGATAACTCTTTTTGTATCGTTTCCGATTTATCGGTAAAAATTCTCTCAATCTTATCAATCTTACTTAAGAACGAACCTGATAAAGTTTCTTTCTTATTAGTTACCTGACCAAAACCATAAAACTGAGAACTTAATTCCTCATCAACCGTTAAGTCCTTATTTAAATATTTGTTTTGTAATTCAAAGTATGAGGTAGTTTCAATATTAAATGCTGCCAACTCACTTTCTGTCGGTGTTGCGTTTTTTTGTCTTTGAAAAGTTTTTTCGATATCAACGTTTTCGTAAACCAAATCAAATTTTAAATCATTACTTGATATAGTAACTGGTATGTCTGAAGATTGTTTTTTACCCAAAATTGTGTATTCCCCATCTTCTCCAAACGTGGCATTTGTTAATAATTTTTCATTAAATTCGTTAATCTTAGCAACTAATTGTGCTTCAGCATCTTTTTGCTGTTGTAAACCGTTAGCACCTTTTTTAAGACCATAAAATACATTACCCTTTTTATCTATAAATGTCTTAGTAGTATCCAAATATTCAAATGGCCACCTTTTCGAACGGAATACGGTTATATATTCACGATAACTTCTTATTGTTTTCCTATATAAATCAATATCATTTAATACTGATAAATCTTCTTTACTAAATTGTTGTCTAATAAAATCCTCCAACCCATTTAACCTAGACCCCAATTCTGATAAATTTAATCTAGGAATCGATTCGTCAATTAACCCTTTAGAAATATATGTTGAGTACACATCACTAATGACTTTACTCCCACGAGTCACAACGATTGGTTTTGTAGAGACCTCACTATTACCCGCAGCGTTTTGTGCTATTTGTGCCAAATCTTGGGTACCTAACACTTTATTTAATGATGTCAAATCTCCGTTATAATCTGAAGGGTCCTCGTTACTATCAACCAATAAATTAGTCTCATACATATGTGGTAAGGCAAATAACGCACCAATCGATAAATCTGATAATATTGCAGCGGTACGTCCTATAAAAGAAACAGAAACCTTGTAGTTACCATCTGTTGGGTCAAATCGTGCATTAAAGCTTTTCATCATCAACTCATAACGTACTGCTTTACCATAAAACCCTTTTACGGTTAAAAAGAATAATGGATATGGCATTTGTAAAAATGCCGAATATGGTGAGTTTTCACCTAATTCAAACAACGTCCTTCCCTGTACATCAATCATCTCAATATCCACTTGAGGTATATACGACGCATTGTTTTTAATGTTAATACTTGTAATACCTAAAAGTTGAGTATCTTGTGAATTGTTAACTACCGAACCCTCTTCAGTAATCCTTGTTTGATTGATACCATTACCATTTAATGAGTTCTGACCAGTTAATTGGTCTGTATATGAGGTATCTAAATACTTTTTACCCTGTGGTTTTAAAAAGTTTACCTTACCATCTTCATTACCCCCAAAGTTCGCAATTTTTAAATTTTTACCCATTTGGTCAGTATTCTCACCTAAAGCTAGCTTGGTTCTTGGTATCATTTTAGCCTCCAAATTCGCATACATTACTAAGTTCTCATGCTGAACTAATCTTTCAATTTGTTTACCGTCCGAGTCAAGGACCTTATTAGGGTCAACTAAGACAATATTATCAAATTGGTCAAAGGCTATTTTTTCACCCCCGTAAAAACTTCTGAAATTCTTATTAACGGCCATAGTAATAGAAGTGTGTGTCTAAAGTGTTTTTATAATCTTGTAATGATTGTACCAATGGAAATGGAATTATCAATACGGACCCATCTGGAATATCTTTTTCTAAACTACCGTGCTGTGGGTTGGCCATTTGTATTAACCACCCAAAGTAAGGTGTCTGATAAAACTCAAAACTAATTTTATCTAATCTACTCACATCTGCTTTATAAACATACCTCTTATCTGTAGTTTTTGAAGGCAAAACTATATTTGGTACAACAGTTTGTTGTCCATTCAATAAAAACTTCTGATATCTATCGTAATACCTCATTATTGTAGTTTTACTTTATTATTCCATTTAGTTAGGTCACCTTCGTTATTACCCGAATATAGTTTTTGTATTTTTTCGGTATCAGTATTAGGTGGTGTTGGGTTATTAGTAAATGTAAATTCCCTTACTTTATCTTTTGTGTAAGGTATATCTCTAAATTCACTTGTTGAGTCAACCTTATCATTATACGATTCAAATAGTTTATTAATTTCAGTCCGTGCCTTTTCAAAGTCTTTTAACCCATTATTAACGTTATTAGTTATATTAGTTATCCATTCTTTTGGATTTTTAAAATTATTTTCTTTAACTAACTTTGTTAACTCTTCAATTAAGGTAACACTATTATCTAAAATATACCTATAGAATGTTAAGTAATATCTTTTAAGTGGTTCATCAGTAAAATCAGAAACCATTATCGTCATACTTAAATCTTTTTGGTACACATTATTTGAATTTTCAGGTGCTAATATTTCAAAACTATTACCATTAACAGTATAAACTTTTTCCCCATTAATAGAGTATAGTTTGTTTAACTTATCACTAATAATTTTTAAGTCTCCTCGTAGTTCATCCAACGTGTCAGTATAGTTTGTCGATGGATACACTTGTGTTGTCGCAGTTAAATCATAAATTACTGTTTTATCTGATTGTATAAACCCATCAATTTCTTCATTGACAACATTCATCTTATCTATTATCCTGGTTAACTCTAACTCATAAGTTGTTAATGTTTGTAAATCAACAACCATTTCTGACTCAAAATTACTTTGTAATCTATTAATAATTTCCTTTAGTTTTCTATCGTATTTTTTTACGTCTTTATTTTTAAAACTATTACTATTACTAAAAGTTTTATTTAGACCCGCAAACTGTAAAGGGTGTACATCATTATCGACATCATCAATAGCTTTACTAAACTGATATTGTATTTTATCAACTAACTTTTCTGATTTACCGAAAATCTTAGTGTTATTACCAATTATATCACCCTCAACATATTTCATGTCTTTAGTAAATAACCTCAGTCCAATCTCCCCGTAACTCTCAGCAACACACTGTAATGTTGGACCTACAGAGTCCCTATATGTCTCATACTTAACTATTAAATCATTCATTATAGATTTATAGTTAATAACACCAGTAATCGATGTCCCTGAGTTTGATAACACTTGACTTGTTATTTCACCAATAGTTGACCCCCCATCTTTAGCATCCACACCACTAACATCATTTATACTAAATGGTACTTCTGGTAATATCGATAATAACGAAGGTAGAGTTTCAGCGTCTTCTGGTACGACAGACCTCTCATCATACATCTCAGTATTTGCATAATAATTGAATGATAGAGCGTTTTGTAATCTATCAATAGGACCTTTTAATCCGTGTCCACCGATAAAATAAAAAGATAACGTAACATCCGCAATCATCGGTTGTACACCAATACCTTCAGGATTAAGGTCTAACACTAATGGGTCGTACCTAACACTCATTTGATTAATAGCTATTTTTGTGTGAAAGAAGTCACCTACCCTTAATACACATATTGGTGGTGAACCGAATGACGTGTTTAACGCATTATTTTCCAAAGGTTGACCATCAGGCCCAATTGTTGGTATTGTGTCACCAGGTCTCATACATTGTTGTAAGAATGTAAGTCTGGTGTTTAACCCTTCTGGTGTCATTGAATGGAATGTTGGGTTAAAGTATTTAATCTTTTCTTTAATACCTTCATATAAGAAAGAGGTATCTTCTGACATTGCCTCAAAATAATCACACTCTGAAAGTAATTTTCTCAATACTTTTTTAGTGATTCCTTCACGTATCGATATCTCATCAGTCGTTCTAGGAGCTCCTTTACCTTTTTCAATTACAGGTACTTTATCAACCACAGTATCAACTTTAACAATGTCCTCGTCCGTTGGTTCTTTTTCTTCAATCGGAGGTGCAGTCAATTCAATTGACTTAATCGTAGTTCTACGACATGCCATAGCATCTATTGAATAAATTTTAGCAACTTCATCTGTGATTTCTTTAGAGCAATCAACACCGTCAATTGTTGTTTCTTCACCTGTGAAATCTCTTTGGATACCAATTAAACCATTTTCATTAAGTTTTTTTATTCTCGAGTCATTCAATATTTGTTGTTCAACTGAATCGACCCTTCTTTTAGATAAATTAACATTATAACTTTTATCATTTGGTGACGACGCAGAACCGGTTAATTTTATCTGAACTCTATATTTGTTAGTTGCAACTTCAACTAACTTATCAATTAACGAATCGAGTTGTGTTTTTCCCGCTTTAATATTATTATCAAAGAAGGTTTGAACCTGTTGTTTTTGACCTATTGAGTCAGATTGTGTCAAGTACTCACTTTCAAGTGCAAGATAATTGTTATAAGTGGTATTATATGGTACTGATGATGTAACACCTCGTGACCTTGAGTCTGGCTTATCGTTATGGAAATACAACTTAGTACCCTCAAACTGTGATAAGTCAGGTTTCTGAGGTGTTTCTGTCGTAACATTATCGGGTTCGGGGTTTTGTCTTGGTACCTCAACAAAGGACTCTCTAAATACATCAGGATTGTTTGTTTTACTGACAACTTCATATATGTCATTAAAACTTAATTGACCATATTTTCTTGCCAGTTCGTAAATATCCATTGTCTTACAACCAGCAAAGAAACTATCAACAATTTTAGTAACCTGTGAGTCGGGAGTGACATTAGCTAACTCTTTATCTACTAAAGTGTTTAAAACTGAAGGGTGGTCCACTAAGATTTTAAACGATATTGAACCTTGTCTTTGAGTATTAGAATACGTATATATTGGTTCAGGTCGACCTAAAAAGTCATTAGATGTCCAACTGGCACTAACACTTTCATCAACACTTAAATTATACGGTGGAAACCACATTACTCTACCCCCATTTGGTCCTTTCTCACACTCAGCTAAATCTTGAGTCATATTGGACGTTCTCCAAGCTAAATTCTCAATAGACAACATATATTTAGTGATATTCTCACCATCTTTAGTACCAAAGTTCGTTGGTACTCCCCCTGATTTTTGTGGGGCAATATTTAAATTATATGTATTATCCAAGACAGAGTTCGTAAATTTACGTATATTACCATCTCTTTTTTGTAGGTCTGCCATTGTATAGTATGGTGTGTCTTTTGTAAAGACACGACAATATTCCTCACCAACAAAAGCACCGTTTTCATTAACGTATCTTTTAACTCTCGAACCTTTCGTTATTTCACGTGTCCCATCGAAAAATACTTTTGAAACTTGATTAATCGCAGTACCAACATGACTTAATCTGGCTTGACCTTGTAATCCATCGGCCGAATCAACTAACCTTTGAGTGTCGTCTAAAATTGAACCCTCAGTTAAATTAAAACCGTTTGATGACGATGAATTAAATTGAGAACTAATAGGTTGAAATCCTGGGTCACTACCTTTTATATCTCCACCTCCACCTACTTTTTTTCCAGCTGCTTTACTACTATCAGGTGACACCCATGTGAACCCTCCTTGTATGTCAGGATTATCACTTGGTTCAACAGTATTAAGACCAAACTTAAACTGATTACCCTCGTATAATGTTGCTAACTCACCATAACCTCTAACTGCCGTCTGTACTCTATTACCGTCCATATCAACAGGTAACTCGTTAGGTGGTGCAATAATATCATTAGGGTCTTGAGTTCGTTTACCAACATAGTAGTTACCATTAGGGGCCAGTAAGTTAAGGTCCGAAATAAAATTACCCTTATAATCAGGTCTAAATCTATTATACTCTAAAGACTTAAACATTGTGGATGTTTGACCTCGTCCTGTATTATTAAGGAATATATCGGAACCATTCTTTTTTTCAGGTAATAATTTACCTCCACCAAATAAATTAGATACGGCATTTACAGCTAAATTAGTGTAAACCTTTTTACCTTCGAAATAATCACCAGGTATCCAAGAAAACGGAACATAAACACCCGTTATTCTACTTATGAAATCTAAACCTTTACCAACGATATTTGTAGGTGAAGATATTGTCCAATCAGGCTCGATTAGTTCTTGTCGACCAGTTAGTATATCTGCAGCAATAAAAGGGTCTTTTAATGCATTAAGAAAGTTTGCTCGACCCAACGTCTCTTGTCTTATTTCTTCATCGACACGATACTGAAATTCATCCTTCAATGATTTAGCACCAATTTGAATCATTGCAGAATCTTGAGTCAATGAACCATTAGTACCTTCTGGGTCATCATTTAATAGAATACTTGCACTCGTATAACTTGAAGAGACAAACTTATAATACGTTTCCCTTGTTGAAACTAATTTTTGGACGTCCTGAACAGTATACCTGTCATCGTAACCCCCTTCAGGACCATATTGGTTTTGTAGAAATAATTTAACTTCCTCAACATCCCCAATATTCTCAACCTCATCACTGTCAGTGACAGTGTAGTTTGAAAGTATTAACTCAGACTGACCTGGATTTGTAGAAGGTGAAAAACCATCACTATTAAAAGGTGGTAGGTTTTTGACCAACAGTTTTTTTCTGAAGTCTTCTGTGGAATTAAATGATAATGGACTTGGCATCTATTTTAGTTTACTATATAAATAGACGAATTACTTATTTTATGATTAATAAGTACTCCCTTGTCTAGCGATTTCTTGTTGTATCATATTAGTTAAGTTCCTTAACGCAGTAGGGTCAGTTTGTAAAGATTGAATAGACATACCATTACCTTGTAATTGTATCGTCCCTGTGTGATTCACATTTAAGTCTTCATGTTGTTGTATTGCTGTCTCAACTTTCATTGGGGTAGTAGTCGTGATTTCAGATATATTAACAGGTTGTAGACTCAATGGTGAAACACTACTACTTTGTACTGATTGTGGTTGAAATGACGATGATTGTGGTTGAAATGAAGCTGATTGTGGTTGGGATGAAGCTGATTGTGTACTTCCCGATTGTCTATTAAATAAACCACCACCTATATTGTTAGTATTGAAAGATGGAAGACCAAGTAAACTACCTGAAGTCAAATTTGCAAATTTATTAAACGCATCTGCCATTAATTTACCTAAATCCGTAACTCCACCTTGTGCGTACGTATCAAATGCCGTTGCAAATGCTTCTCCTGCAGAAACAAACACCCTATTACTTTCGTCAAACACTTTTTGAACATTTTCAGGAGTAACTACTTTAGCAAGTGATTTACTCATCATTTCAGCGGTTGTTTTTAATCTTCCAGTAACTTCATCAAATTGACTTGACGACGCGATTGATGCAGTTACTGCCCTTGCAGGTTGGGAAAGTGTTTTTTCAATATCTTCTAAAACCGTCAGTTGCTCTTTGGCAATATCTTTTGCACTCAACTGGTTTTTTTGAAAATTGTCTTTTAACGACGCAATCTCATTAGTGGTTAAATCAGTAGCCGACTTTAATTCATCTTGACCAGGTATTTTGAATTTTAATTCCCCACCCTCAAATTGACCAACATTAGATAAGAACTCTTTAGTATCATCATCATAGTTACTACTAAAATCTAATTGAGATAAGGCTTCTTGTTTTTGTGCAGATTTAATAGCGGTAGTAGATAATTCTTCATAAGACATATTAAGAGCCTTTGCCTGTGCCCTTAATCTCCTCATTTCAGTCGCGGAAAGACTAAAACTACCCGTGGTTTCATTAAACGAAACTGTGGACGCAGCTGCTTTAACAATCGATTCTTGAAGACCATCGATATCATTTTGAGCCATATTCATCAATTGGAAGGGGTCCGCCAATGCACCAACAGCACCTCCTAACATTTGAAATTCCGAAGCTAAATTAATTGCCTCACTAGGGTCCAATAAATTACCCGCCAATGCTGTGACATCAGCCATATTTATTCTCAGAGCTTGTGAACGAGCAACCATATTAGTAAATCCTTCCACACCATTTTTAAAGTTGTAGGAATTCATTAGTTTAATGTTTGCACCCACAGTCTTTAAGAACTGTCCCGTATTTAACCCTAACTGAGATGCTCGTTTACGAGATAATTCTATTTGTTCAGCAGCTTGTGTTGGCCCAACACCTATTGAATCAAATCCCTCGACTAAGGAACCCATTTCTTCGGCAGTTAAATTAGCCGCCCTTTGTATAGCAACAAGACTCTCTAATTGTTGGTTAGTTAAATATACGTTTTTTTGTAGTGAAGTGGCAATTGAACTATACACAGAACCAACCTCACTTGCTGAGACCCCTAAGTCTGCCATATTAGCAGCCGCTTGTCCAATTTCTATTCTGATTTCAGCGGCAGACCTAGCTCCCTGACCAAACACATCTGAGGAAACTGACTTAGCTACTTTATCGAACTCTAAAATTGCAGATTGTAGTTGTGTATACGCTTGAGTTGCGTTTTGAAACGCCCCACTTAAATCCGTAGCACCACCTGTGTCTTGTAAAAACATTTAAATTACTTTTATTATAAATACCTTATCAAGACTTTTGTCTACGCTTTTCGTTTAAGTTTTCCATATCTGTAACAAATTTATTTATGAAATATTTTCTTTCAAAGGTAGGCATTTTGAGCACATCTGAGTATGAGAAACCTAATTCCTTAACGGAATAGTAAATCTCATCGAGCATAGCTTGCCTATAATCAGAAGAAAGGACGAAAAAACTCCCCCCCGAAGGTTATACGTGTAGTAACCTTTTCTCCTGACGGGGCAGTGAAAACACGAGTCAAGTCTAATCTTGGTTCCGCACCTTCCATTGTTTTTTTAATATGTTTAGAGTCCGCTATTGGTAAATTAACAATATTAGATGATATTTCAGCCATATCTTTTGAACCATCAAATTCAACAATCACTCTCTCAAGACGTTTGGTGACGACAGGCGCAACCACACCCTCAGGATATGAGTCCATCATTTTTTGAAGATTTTGTATGTCTTTTTGATTTAACAATCTACATTTAACCATCTTTTTACTAACGGGTAACATAATTTCAAAAAGACCTTCTGAATTAGGCTCAATAGTCACAGGATTAACAGAGATTGAATCTAAAGTAATAGTAGTTTCAAAATCTTTTAGTGTCTTTGGGTCCTTCATGTTAAAGGTATAATTACTACCAAATGAAGTGTTTCTTAAAAATATAAGGATTGCCTCTACATCACACTCCAATAACTCCATTGGGTCAAAATTAGGTTCATATATTTTATTCCGCAAAAGAGTCATAATAACATTATCAGTTTGTCTTTGACCTAACAGTGTGTTTTCATCTTGTGCAGTTAAATAACCAACTTTAATGGATGATTTACCATTCGAATAGAATTTACCTTTTGAAGGTAGTTCAACTACGTCATGTGGTAAATTAAAATCTTGTTGTCCGTATTGTGCTGATGTATCCATATTTTTTATATTAAAAAAACCATAGAAGATATACTCCTATGGTTTAATTATAGTTGAACTGATTTTTTCGTAAATAGTATTTCTTAATAAACTAAAACACATCTATCTGGACGTAATGTCGCAGTTATAGTCGCAACACCATCATCAGAATAACCAAGTGAATCAAAATTCACATCAGTTAAGAATGTCCCTTGTAATATCCACTTTTCAACCGCCACACCTGTTGGGTCTAACATCTCTAAGTTAATATTTTTCTTATATCCCGCAGCATATCCCATACGACCAGTTACTGATTCAGCATGTAGACGAACCCACTCCATCAACGCTTGAGACGCAGAAGGACCAATAGGGTCACGGAATGTTACGTTTAATGTACTCCAAGTAAATCTACCTGCAACATATGTCGAAGTATTCAAAAATGGTACTTCAACCGGATTAATCGATACTTGAGGACGTGAAGTTGACTCTACGTACCAAGAGTTGATACCTAACGATGAATCGAAAGTCATTATGAACCTATTTTTTCTTTTTGGTTCGTAAGGTACCGGCATTTTCATTAATAAATCAGCCATTGTATTTTAATTTTAATTATTTTTTAGTTTATTACTTATAAATAGTTGGGGTAGGTAAAATTTTTCTATTTACTTTTAATCTTATTTTCAGATAATATAAAAACTAACTAGTAAAATATATTATATCTTTTTAATTGATTTTAAAATATAAAAATAAATACTAGTATATATTATACTTCTTTTTTCTCTCCTCCTTTAGTTAAATAAGTTTTAACTGGTTTATCATCTTTATATTCTTTATCCAGAAAATCTTTTATTGAATCAATATTTCCGGGGTCATCGTCTGAAAACCCAATCATAGGTACAAAGTTGTTTTTTATGTCATTTTTAAAGAAAGCTCTTTGATTTAACTTTGAGGACATTTCTTTAACGTATGAAATGAAGTCTCTTAAAGCCTTAATCTTTCCTTCTTCAGGATTAGCTGCACTACCTTCTCCATATGTCACTGGATGAAACTTCAGTAAGTTTAGGTACATTTCAATCATATCATCATCAGTCATATCATCTTCACCCGTAAAGTCACGGTATTTTTTAAGATTACTAATTAATGTATCTTTACTAATACCCTTATGGTTAGTCATAATCATGTTATAGACCGCATCTCTTAAAACTGAAGGTGTATGTCCACGAGCAGTTATTATAGAGAATATTGACCCTCCGTTCACCGCTTCCACAAAATCACTCCATGAAGGTCCTTCATCCGCAACCATTGCATCTACAATAAATTGTGAATCTCCCTTTACAGTAAAGTTTCTATATGGGTCTTCAGCATAACCTACAATATTATCACCATTATACATGAATGGTTCCTTACCTAAAACCCCACGATACTCTGCGAAGTCTTCAGTTGACATACCCACCTCTTTACCATCGTCGGTTAAAACCATTATTTGAGTTGGCATGTTCAAAATGTTATCGTCCCAATCAAAAGCGTAATACTTTAAGTCGGGATTACCAACATCGTCAAAACCTTCTTTCAGCTCTTTTTCTTCGATGTACTCTCTTAAAATTTTACGAACCATTACTTTTTAGTGTTAATTTTCTCGATTAATCTCTCTAATTGTGTTTCTGAAATTACAATATTTTGTGGTTTTTCAGAAAAAGTCTTAACTCCATTACCCTTAATATTAAGGTGTTCCGATAATATAGATTTTTTAAATTTCATTTTTTTTTGTTTAAACGTTTAATTATGGCTAATGGGGACCACCATGTAGTCCCCATGTTAATATAAATATGTCGAATTAGATATCTTCGAACGATGCTCCTGTTGGAGTTATCAAGAATTCAATATCAATGAATTCAAGTGCTCTCGTTGGTTTTAAATAAATCTTACCTGTTAACGTGTTATTATCCAAATCTTCAGGTGTGTTTTCAACAACAACACGGAAGTCAATAAGACCTCTATCTCTTCTAATTGAGTCTAATATCGGATTAACAGCGTCTAAGAAATCTTGTCTTACTTGGTCATCATTTTGTTCAAATAACAATCTAACAGCTACTGCCGAAATTAATTTACGTGCTTGTAGTAACAATCTTCTTACATTTATTCTATCAAGTGCTGACTCTCTAAGTTGTAGAGTTTTATTACCCCAAATTACAGTACCAACATCAGAGAAGGTTGCAATTGGGTTTAGTCTACCTTGATATAGTGTATCTCTATCTTCCTGCGTTAACTTCTTACGTGCCTTAACAGCGTTAACCAAACCTCTTGTGTAACCAGCAGTTGCGAACCAAGGGAAAGCCACGTTATCTGTTAATGCTAAGTTTTTAACAACTTCAGATGTTGGTGGAATGTAAACTTGTGTATTATTCACACCATCTCTTGTTAAAATCCATGGGTAATAAGTTGCAGTGTAGTTAGAATCAATATCTGACTCCTCTAAATTATCAACTGACTCATCAGGGTAGATAAAGTCCGTATCAAATGAAGATGTGTTAGGAACATACATGTTGTAATCAGGTGTAGTACAGATGTAGATTGAATCTGCTCTGTCTGTTTCAATCATATCAACCGCATCCTCAACTAAGTTTGAGTGATTAACATAATCAATACCTGGTGTTACAAATATGTTGATGTTTACTGCTTCAGGGTTTTCAAATGTTTTCTGACCCATTAAGTAAGCGTAGTAATCACTATTCGCCCAATCAGTAGTGTCTTCTCCAACTGCAATTTGTTTGAATTGTCCCCATCCTGTTGCGGTTGGGAATGATACTGAAGGTGCTGAACCAGCTAAATATCCTGTACCACCCAATCTAAATGTGTCTTGATTAGAACGGAATTGTCTATAAATGTCCCATCCATCAAAACCACCTTTAGCCAATAAAGTAAATTTACGAGAATTTAATTTATAGTAAGGGTTACTTTGTAACGTAGGGTCAGTAGTGAAACTAGCTGAACCAACATCAAACGCTGAAGTTCCTGAAGAAACATACTGTCCTGAAATTGTAACAACTGTTGCTCCTGAATCCATATGGAAACCTTTAGTTAAGTAAGCCCAATCAGTACTTTCAGTTGCGGTTGAAAGGTTTGATGGGTTTTGTTTACCACCGTATTTAAAGAAGTCAGAATCAATACCAACGGTATTTGATATACCCAAGTATGTTTTTCTAACTTTATCACCTGAACTTCTTGTTGAATTGTCTAATCCTGTTGTTGTCCCAAATGGTGGGTTATAAATAACTTCACCTGGTGTATTGTATTTTGTTTTATATTCTACGAATGGACTTCTTGCTCCTGAGTATTCTCTCATTACGTAACCTTCAAACCCACATGGTAGTGCGTCTACAGGTGCGTCTTCGTCCATATCTAACATTATGTATCTTGATTTAAGTTCAAACTCACCGTTAGATGTACCAATTTTCTTAGCCACATAACCATTTTCACCTGGACTCATAGTACAGTTAGTAAACTTCTCAATAATAACAGGATTAGCATCCGTATCAAAGTAGTCACGAACAATAACATCAAAAGTATTATTTGAGAATGACATATTCGCCAATGAAACTTTTACTAAGTTGTTTGCTGCATTACCATCGGATATTAAGACAAATCTAAATAACCTATCTACTTTTGTACCTCTTAATTCTGAAACTAAGAATGGAGTTGACGGTGTTTGATATTGTTCTAAATACCAACCGATTGATGTGTTGCCACCGTTGTCGTTTCTTGCTGATGGTAAAGAAACCAAGTCACAGTTAAGACCTCTTATTTTACCTAACCTATAACCTTGTGTTAATAGTGAGTAATAAGACTCCTCAACAAATAATGGGAATTCACTACTTGTTTTACCGAAGTTAGTTGAACCAAATACTTTAGTTAAATAATTTGTATCAGATAAGTTAAATGATGTTTTGAATGAGAATGTCCCACCGTTATTTGTAATACCTGAAATCGCAAATGGAGAATACGGATTCTTTTGAACATCAGCGTAAGCCCCTGAACAATCCATAACTACTTGTGTTAAGCCACTAATATTATAAACTGGTCCACCATCTGAATTACTATTATTACCTCTTGAACGTAGAGTTGCCACAACAACATCGTTATATTCGGTAAACGCCGAAGCCGAGTATGTTAATACTGAACCACTAACCGTCCCTGAAAAACTTCCTGATACACCTGTACCTGTTAATGATGTAATTGCCGAGTTAAATGACATACCACTATAGTTATCATTTGAACCTGGTTCAAATGCTCCATAGTACCATGGGTCCATTAAAGAATCATCATAATCTGCAATTGAATCATATAAACCATCAACACCTAAACTATTAGTTATTGCCGTGTATCCTTGACCCGTAAATGAGTTATATACCGCATCTGTCACAACACCCCACTGTGAACCTGTCGTCGCACTTAGTGAATTGTCTAATAATGCATTATGTATAAATGTTTGCATCTGAGTCAACATTGTTGTTGAGTCTCCATTATATAATGTAATCGTGTCATTAATATAATCAGATATAGGTGACGGGAACGCTCCAAGACTAACTGATGTTGTCGAACCTGTTGAACCTGTGAAATCCACAGACCACGTTGTTACAGTTGGTGTTGATAAAGTTGATGGGTCTAAGTTTGCTTGTGTCGTAATTGACCAAGAAGGACCTGCGTCGTAACCTGATAAACCTAATACTCTCGTTACGAATAGTTGATTAGATTGTTGTAAATATGCTTTAGCGATGTAAGCCGCTTCATATTTTGGGATTTGTGTGTTAACAAATTTGGTTGGGTTTGTCCCTCCGAAGTAAGATTGGAACTCGTCAAAGCCTGAGATAAAAATTGGTTCAAATGCTGGACCTGTTAAAGTCTCACCAACTAAACCTAAAGTCGTTACCCCAACACTTTGTGCCACGAAACTCAAATCTCTTTCTGATGTGTAAACACCTGGAGAAACGAATACTTTGTTTGATACTGCCATGTTTTTTAATTTCTTTTAGAATTTATTTTATAATAAATATTTAGAAAAAACGCAAAAAACATTCACTGAGGTAGCATATTTATAAAATAGGCAGTATTTATTCTGCCTTTTTTCTACCTTTATTTATGAAAGAAATTAAAAATATTAAAATATCGACAGAAGTTCACTCAACATTAAAAACGTATTGTGAAGATAATGGTTTAAAAATGTATAAGTTTTTAGAGAAAATGATTATGGAAAAATGTTCGAAACCTAAAGATATTTACGGTGAGTAATTAAATCAGTTTTGCCGTTGTGAATATCTGAGATTCACCAATAGATTTTTTAACGACAACAAACTTAACCAAATCATTAGTATTTACCTGAATTTTTGTTATGTTATCACCAACATAGTCATTATTAATGTACACTGAGAAACTATCCACATTGAAAGTTTCATTTAAATGTAGGTCGGCACTATACCTAAATGTTTCACTTAATTCTGTATTACCACTAACAAAAAGTAAATCAACAGGGAACTCATTTGGGTTTTCAGGTTGAGGATTAACCTTCACTGACTTATTAAGTTGAGGTATTTCAAACATTGTCAATGCTCTCGACACACCTGGACTTACCTCAAACTCATCTTCATCCATTAAAAACCCTAACATAGTAAACTCGTAGTTTTGTATGTAGTATTTTCTTTTATCAATGTCCATAACTGATTCATCTGAAATGTTATTTAAAACAATAGGAATGTAATGTCCTTTAATAATTGTGTATGCTTGTCGAGAAGAAAATTTCTGTAAAACATTTTTGTTAAACTCATTTAACCCTCTCATTCGATTAACAAATATTTTAACATTATATGTTATATCGACAGGTATTGGCTGAGGTATCTTATAAACATCTACACCTTTTCTTTGTCCGTCCCATGTCGGAACCTTGGCATAATAAAATTGTTTTCTATTAGGTATTGTGTATTGTAAAGATGGGTTAGTACCATAAGGGACTTCAGGTTGTCTAACAGTAGTAATAAATGGGGGTTTAACGTTTTTATCTAAATCTTGGAAATTCCAAGTTTCTGTAAATTGAGACCAATTCTGTGTTGTGATAATAATATCTACAGTAGGAACGGTGTTACCGTCCATAAAAGTTTTTAAATCTTCTTTTACGAAATCTAACATTCCTCGGTCCAAATCAGCATGACCAATACCTTTAGGTAGGTATGTTCCGTCCTTTTGAATATCATCTAAAAGTTGAATCCTCCTATCTAACCCTGTTTTTTTAGGAATTAAATCAATCGTTTTTTTTATCTTTTTTGGTAATGCCATTATATTCCGTTGAATTCATCATTTGACACCGGCGACGCCACAATACTCCTGTAATATGGTTTATAACCACCATATGTATGCCTGTTATCTGAGGTGATACGACCGTCATCAGCAACGGAGTAGTATCTAACTCTATCTTCTTTTTCATAATAACCAATATAATCACCAAACTCGATATCGACACCCATCTCATCTAAGTATGATTGGTATATACCGATTTTTAAGTTTCCTGGTTCTACTTGTCCGATTTTTGAGTTACCCATAAACGCGTTTGTCGGTGCTTCAATCTGAACATAACCTTTAAGTTCTATAGGTGCTCGATACTGAACCCCTTCGGAAACTACCTCACCATAAACATCGTCTTTCTTAGTTCGTTGTCTATCTACACGATATAACACAAACGTGAAATTCATATCACCATGTAACCATTCTTGGCCCATGGAGATATCTAAATCAAAATCTTCTTCAGCGAAGAATTTACTTAATCTCGTTATTGGTACTTTTCTTTGACTCATCAATTGATAAATATCTATAAATAGATTATATTTAAATGTATTTACATGTATGAAAGAAAATAATTTGGTTTCAAACGTCCCTGAAATAAGGGCCACCCGTATTTTAGAAGAGTACGAGGGGTATAACAATTATATACTTTTGTTAAAGAAAAAAATGCAAATTAAAAAACATTTTAAAATAACAAGGGCACAATCAGACTATGTAATCGACTTTCACGAGTTACAACCAAAAATCGCAAGAAAATGGGTTGAGTTAGATGAGTACTTCGGAAATAAAATGAAAGAGGAAAAATTACTTCCCAAAAGACCCACTCAAATTTATGTTGAAAAAATATTAGTCGAAAAAGATAAATCGTTCCACATATATGGGAAACTTTTTGAATCTGAAGACCTACATGATTTTTGGTTACCAAAAGCAGCAGTTATACAAAATAAAGAAAGGAAAGTCGAAATAGACTACACCAAATACTCACATAGACCACCTTTAGAACATCAAAAGCTGGCTGTTGAAAAATTAGTCGGTAACGATAAATATATTTTGGCGGATGATATGGGTCTTGGTAAAACAACCGCAACCGTAATGGCTGCGTTGGAAACAGGTGCAAAAAAGATATTAATTATATGTCCAGCATCATTAAAAATCAATTGGCAACGAGAGATTGAAAATTATACAGATAAGTCAATATCAATAGTTGAGGGTAAGAAATGGGAACCTGCTGACTTTATGATTATAAATTTCGATATACTAAAAAACTTCCATAACCTTAAAAAGGTAAAGGAATCGATAATACTGAACTACGGTTTTGATGTCGTGATAGTTGATGAGGCACATTATATACAAAACAAACAAGCCCAAAGAACAAAAATAGCCAACGATATTTGTAATAAGGTCGGTAAAGTATGGTTACTAACAGGTACACCAATGACATCAAGACCAATTAACTACTTTAACTTATTAGATTTAGTTGACTCACCTGTGGCATATAATTGGATGGCCTACGCGATTCGTTATTGTGAGGGGTATCAATTTAATGTAGGAAATAGAAAAGTTTGGAATGTTAACGGTTCTTCTAATTTGATAGAATTAAGAGATAGAACAAAACCACACGTACTTAGACGATTAAAAGAAGATATATTGGACTTACCTGATAAAATATTAACACCCGTTTATTTACGACTAAAATCAAAACAATATGAAGCACTTATGGGTGAGTACTTTGATTGGTATGAAAATTCAGAGGAATCTTCCTCATTAACCGTGCAGTTCTCAAAACTAATGAAAGTCAGACAAATCATAGCAGAAGAAAAGGTTAGAGACACCATCGAGATTGCACAAAACATCATAGAACAAGGAAAAAAAGTTATTATTTTTACAAACTTTACAGATACATTAAATCAAATAAAATCTCATTTTGGTAAAGACGCTGTGACATTAGACGGTAAAATGTCTAAACCCGCACGACAACACTCAGTTGATGAATTTCAAACAAACGATAAGGTTAAGGTTTTCGTTGGAAATCTGAAAGCTGCTGGTGTCGGGATTACATTGACATCTGCCGAAGCAGTAATAATGAATGATTTATCATTTGTACCCTCAGACCATTCACAGGCTGAGGACAGAGCTTATAGATACGGTCAAAAGTCTAACGTATCTGTCTTTTATCCGATATTTGAAAACTCTATCGAGGGTGCAATATACGACATATTATCAAAAAAGAAAAACGTTTTTGAAACTGTTATGGGGGATAATGAAGATAAGGGGAGTATTGTTGAAGAAATATTAAATACTATCACAAGAAGATAGTACATTTTTCTCATATGGTGTTATTTATATAAAAAACACATAATTATGAAGTTTAAAAAAAGCCAAGAACGAATTCAAGATATTGAAAAAACAATTAATGAATCAGAAAACAATCAAAAAATAAATGAAAATGTTAAAGGAGTAAAAAGAATAACGGCAATTAAGTTACCTTATTCATACTCATCTTTAAGTCGTTTCATCGATAAAGAAACGATGAATGTTCATTACAATCAACACTATAAAGGGTATCTTAAAAAACTCAACAAGGCGTTAGAGTCGGTTAAGGACGAAGACTTAGAATTGGAACAGATTGTAAAGGGAATATCTCGTTACAATCAAACCATCAAAAATAACGCTGGTGGGGCATATAACCACGAGTTATTTTGGCAAATGATGTCACCAAAACCACAACAACCAAATGGTCCAGTACTTGACAAAATTAAGCGTAAATTCAAAACTTTCGCCAATTTCAAAAAAGAATTTAAGAACAAATCATTATCTAAGTTTGGTTCAGGTTGGGTATGGTTGGTTCTAACAAAGAGTGGTGATGTTAAAATTATTACGACAACCAATCAAGATAACCCGTTAATGAATACTGTAAAATTCGGTGGAATACCTTTATTAGGGTTAGACCTTTGGGAACACGCATATTATCTAAAATATAAAAATAGAAGAAATGAATATGTTGATAATTTCTTTAAGGTGATTAATTGGTCGTTCGTAAACAAACAATTCGACACACATCAAAAAGGTAAGCTTAACGAGTCGAAAGTTGTGAAAGCACTTATTAGTGAAGGACTCTCTAAAGGATGTTCACCACAACAAGTGAATACATATCGAATGGTTTTCAATAGAAACCCACAAGTCAAAAAGAAGTTTATGTATGCAATTATGGATATACTAAAAGAAGTTTATTCAGAATTTCATTACGAAAAAAATCAATACGCAGATGGTCAAATGTCAGGGATTTATGATTTCGAACAACCAGGTCGTTCAGTCATAAATAAGTTGAACACAAACTACTCGGCCTTCTGTATTTTAGTGAATGACCTCAACGCAGTGTTAAAACATTATGGGCAGGACCCATTAAACTTTGTGGGTGTTAGTGACAAACAACAACTACGTGAAGTGCAAAGAATGATTAAATTGATGGTTCAGTTTAGATATAGGATTTTTAATCAAGAATCAGGGACATTCCAAAGTATCATGGCATCTTTAGATAAGACCAATAAGTTTGGTGATGAAAGAGAAATAAAGGCCGTCATTAATATGAAAAATATTTTTAATACTAAAAAAGTATTTAAAGTTGGTGAATTAGGTGGTAAAGATGATATGATTGGTGGTATCGATGCGACTGTTGAAATAGACGGACAAACAAAAACCATACAGGTTAAACCATTTAATAATACCGAAGAAAATGAAGATAGGACTACGGTATTTGGTACGGGTAATGTTAAACCATATAAAACCGATTACATGTGTTTTCATAGTGATACAAAAGGAACTTTAGTGTTTAAAAATGACGACACTAAAATTGTTAATGGTAGGTATACTTTCCCTTCTGATAGTTTAGTGAATTAAAAATAAACGCATAAAACCAGATATTTATATATAAAACGTCAATATGTCAATTATTTTAGAACCACAAAGAACCAAATTATACACGAGAATTCGTCACTTACTTGGTGCACCGATTAGGGGTATTGAGTTAGAAGATGAAATGATGGACTCATTATTAGAATTATCTATCGAGGATTATTCTCAATACGTTAATGATTGGTTAATTGAATCTCAATGGACATCTTTATATGGTCTTAATCAAGATACACAATCAGTTGCTAAGGCACTTATAACCCGTTCTTTAGACTGGGAAACTCAATACACATACGCATATTCTAAGATTGTGGGATTACAATCGGGTGGAGACTCTGAACTTAAAAAAGATTATTTTGACCTGAAAGCTAATCAACAAATATACGAAATACCTGCAGGTAGAGAAATCAATGAACTTCTTTGGTTTACACGTGCTGAGCTTGACGCAGCTTTTTTCGACCCATTTATGGGTGGATTTGGTGGATTTGGTGGTATCGGTTTAGGTGGTGGTGCTGGTTTCTCACAAATGGGTGGACAGGGTAATTATTTTGTATCACCAGGTTTTGACATCTTACTTAGAATGCAAGATATTAACATTAAAAGAAGGATAATTGGTGGTGAACTTACTTACAGAATAACCGCACTTCCTGAAGGTAAAAAAGCAATACACCTATATAACGTACCAGGTGGTAAGTTTGATTTTGGTAATATGGCAAACAACAACTACAGAGTATGGTATTGGTATTATGAAACCGAAGATAGAGAGAGTTGTTTAGATAAGCACCCTGATATCGTTCGTTTACCGTCTGATGTGAATTTAGAAAACTTAAGATGGGGTGAACTTAATTCACCTGCACAAACATGGGTTCGTAGATGGTTCACCGCATATGTTAAAGAGACCTTAGGTCGAGTTCGTGGTAAATTTAGTGGTAATTTAAAAACACCAGATTCTGAGTTACAGTTAGAATATGACTCATTATTAAGTGAATCTAAAGATGAAAAATCAAAATTAGAGGAAGAGTTAAAAATGAGATTAGAAAGACTTCGTCCTGATAAAATGATGGAAGTTAAGGCTAATCAAGCAGAAAGTCTAAACAAATCTTTACAATATAGAGCACTTCCACGTCAGATTTATGTGATTTAAAATGGGAATATTTAAAAGTTATCCCGTCACTAAAATTGTTGGTGGTTTAGAAGTTAAAACCTCAGATTCAATTATATTAACTGATGAGTCTTACACTACTAATGGTGAGTCAGCAATTGTAGTTAAAAAAGTTGATAAATGTGTCATCACATTAGATGAAAAAACAACAGACCACATTACGATTAAATCAATGACTAATGTTACTATCAAAAGTGAATCGCTTATTGATGATGAGTATAATCAAATTGAAACCGAAAGAGGTGCATCTGTCGAACTTAAATTTATTGGTAGAACATGGTACGTTATGTCGTCCGATGGTTTAAAAAACTCTTAACCAAATAATGATTTTTGGTTAGTTTCTATTTTTTTTCTAACTATTTTTTTCTTTTCTGCAATGTAAGGTTTTTCCTCGTCTCTAACATTATCCACTTCAAGACCTAACATAATGTCACCATTTTTCTTTACATAGTCAGTATCTACCTTGTCGATTGTACCGTCAACATACATGTAATATGGGTCAATACCTACCTTTTTCCAAAACTCGACTTCGGTATCGGATAAAGTTAATACCTCCTCTAACATATCTTGGTCACCTTCTCTACGAGGGAAACCACGAACTAACTCAGATTGTGTCTTAGTGAAAACTGGTTGGTCAGCGGGGTCCTCAATTAAAATATCAGGACGGATTTCGGGTGAAAATACAACTAATAAGGGTTCAATTCTTTTATTAAACGCCGCTAAATAACGAGGTACATTATACTCACCTAACATGTCAGGACTCTCAGTTAAGTATTCCTCGTTTATGTGGTAACAATTTAACACCACCTCATCTTTTTTCTTTTGAACATCACCGTGTGATTTTCTCTCACCATTATTCACATAGTAGATAGTGTCACCCAACCCAATAGGTAAATTATGTTTTATTGCCAATTCCATATGTGCTTGACGAGACATAAATGAACCCGATTTAGTTCTTTTAGTTATATGTTTTTTATAATCTTCGATACTTTGTTTAACACGGGCTTTGTTGGCAATTTTCGCTATTGGTATTTTTTTGTTAAAAATAATATCTACATACTCGTAGTAATAGTCTAAGAATTCATGACCTTTTCCATCTAATAACATACGAAGACTTTTATCTAAGAAATCTGCAACATATGTGGGTAATTTTTTAGATTTAATAGTATTACCCGTTAGTTTTACTTTTCCTTTATCTGTTAATAGTGCGTAGTTCTTACGTGCAACATTTATAGTTGCCGGCCATTGTCCATCTGTGTCTAACCCCATTTCATTCCTCATGAAGATATCGTTATATTCCGCAACATCTGCCTCTGAACCATAATACGTTTTACCTTTTTCAACTAATCCATTTAACCCAAGACCCACATAACTATGTTGGTCCTTACCTTCAGGTACTGAAAAGTTAACACCATCCGTATCCATAACTAATGGTTTGTAATCTCTTTCCATAAACCACATAATCATTTGTCTTAAGTATTGTCGACCAGTACATGTTATTTGTTCACCCATATCCATATCTCCCCATGGGAATACGTGAGGTGCTGACAATGAACCAAAGAAGGCGTTAATAAAAATCTTAATTGGTAATTGTTTACGATTATACTGTGAGGAAAGTTTAGGGTCTGTCTTTGAATAGTCAGCAGCCAATTTCTTATATTTAATACGTGTATCACGGAAATACTTCAACATACTCTTCATTGCCCCTGTTACATCACATTTAGGGAAGACATCATGAACTAACTGAATAGAAGGGTATAGTGAAGAGTAATCAAGTTTCAATACGTCTGTTGAGTACCCAACAGCCAATAATCTCGATAACCCACCTGTAAATGGTCGTTTCTCACCTTTCTTAGGGATTGCTAAACCATGCTTATACGACCATGACGCCATAATCATCTTCCATAAAGTTGCGGTACCCATAGTTGAAAGTCTCTCATACGTTGTTGGTACTAACTTAGCCAAAAGAAAGTTAGCTTGATTAAATTCCTCATCAACAACCATGGTCTCCCATATATCATCATAAAGATACCTTTCCACAATGTACTTACCGTTTACCTTTTCATAATGTCCAGGAAATCTCTCCATAAGATTTTCAGTTCCCTTTGAACCAACCTCTTTAAACCCACCTGTTTTTGGGTTGAAGTAATAGTCTTTATTGTCAAAATAAGTTTTACCAATCTTATCACCCTGAACATAAACACGATTTTCCTTTTCTGCACCAATAAATTGTGTGATATACTTCAGTCCCCAACTTTTGATATCGGAATTAATCGCTTGTGCCCTACGTACTGCATGTGCAATATCGACAACATTATATCCCCACATCTGCATCTGAACAAAATCCTCCATTTCATTTGCAAGTTTAAGGATACTATCTTTTTGTCTAAACTTCACTTCAGGGTTTAGGGTCCTGATTATCTTTTTAGGGTCTAACCCTAATATCTCAGCCCTACGGATTAAAAATGGAAAATCAAAAAATGCTGAGTTATATCCACCAATCAACGTTGGTTTTAACTGGTTAACTATTTTAAAGAACTCGATAATAAGTTGTCTCTCTTCTTCATCGTTGTTTGCTGCAATAACCTTTTCAAAACCTTTATTGTCTTTCATACCAATAAGGAAGATACTACTTTCTTCGGGTGATAAACCAGTCGTTTCAATATCGAATACGAATCTATGTACTTCGTCATACTCGTCAAAACCTTTAAACAGTCTCTTTCCCTTTTGACATAGATATTGTTCAACAGGTGACATTATCATTATATGTTCTGAATTACCTCTTTCCCATGGGTCTAACCCACCTCCCTTAAAAAAGTTAACTAGGTTTGAGTAAGACTTTGTAGTCTTAACCATATACTTTAAACCTTGTTCCATTCTCTCATCACCATGGGTATCTAATTTCTCAATTAGTATTCCGTGTGTTGACATTGCTTGTTTTTGGGCAGCTTTAGACCCACCGTAAAACTTTTTACCGTGAAGGTCACCAACCCATGCAAATGGAATAAATGTGTCTTGTTTGATTTGTTTGCCCTGAATTGGGTCTTGAATTACCTTAAATACTTTTCCTGAACGATAGTCGTATTCTAACGCTACAATATACTTTTCAGGGTCCTCTCCTAATAGGAATTGTTCAATTACTTCTTGTGATACCATAATATTTTTTGTTCGTTTGAGACATTATACTCACATCGTGTTGATGTGATTACTCTTAACATTTAATTACAGTAAAGGTAATAATTAATATTGGATTATCAAATGATATTGATATAAAGGTTTTCTCTTATTGGTGCAATTAGTTCGCCCATTGAGTTAATGATTGAAAACTCACCGAGATAACGACCTTTTCGTTTTGTGTCCCTTAATGACCACTTATAATAAATGTAGTAAGTCATTGGAGCGTCGGGATTGTCTTGTGTTTTTTCAGTGATGAAAGCATTATTCATTACGATTTTAGGAACACCTGTTGACTCTTCCTTCATTGAAAAACGAATGGTTGCATTGTCTAAATCTGCATCGAATACCTTCCATGAGTCTGTTCGACCATCACGTACCACCTCCATTTTTAAGATTGGGAGTTCACTATTCTGTTTTATAAAAAATTCCATATATGATATAAATACCCTTAAAAACTTATTTATTTGTTTCTACGACAACACATTTCAGTATCGGCAAAAGAATCCGAAACTGTGATATTAAGGTTACTTTCAATAGGTACCTCATATGTTCCACGTTCGTTTGTTATAGTGAAGAACCCACGGTATCTACCACTTTTATTCGTATTTTTTTTTGAAAACTGATAAGACAGAGCATATCCACTACCGTCATCCATTAATTTTATAGTTGCCGGTGAGTTGGCTATTTTCATCACATTATTCTTAATGTCCACCATTGAAAATGTTATTGTAGATGCAGAGATGTTTTTGTCGAGCTGGTTATAACCGTTTCTTGATTCATTTAAAACCTCAACTTGTAATTTAGGTAGAGTACTATTTTTCTTTATGTAAAATTCCACAATTATTTAATTTTTTTAAACGTTAAATCCAAAACCACAATCTGTTTCGACCACATCGAATCCAAATGCACATCCTTCGTCGACAACATTAAACCCAAAATTACACGAGACATCATTCATTACAAAATCAAAATTACAAGTCTCTAAATCGATGTTAAAGTCAAAGAAACAATTTGCTAGAATTTCTAAACAATTTGGACACCAAAAATCAAATAAATCATAAGTGTCTCTTTCAATTCTAAAATTATGTTGTACTTGAGGTGAACTTAAGGGTTCAATATAAAATCTCATTTTTGAAATACCACCCATAAATGTACCACCAAAATTGGGTTCCATTTCAATATTAGTGACAAGTATCGGTTCATATGTCGTCCCTGAAATCATTTCATTCGGCATACACTCCGGGTCCTGTATATAAGGACCATCTAAAGTATTACAGGATGTTGGTATTAAACTTTCTCTTAATCCTTGTGTCCCACCACCCCATGAAATGGTGTATGGTACCCCAATCTGTTTTTCTTTTTCAGTATTTAATTCGTGAGGGATAATCTCCTCAAAGTCTTCGATTACCATAAACAAGTAACCGTTGACGTATAGTTTTAAGGACCCGCGTCTATCGTCTACTTGGTCTAACCAATTTTGTGACCACTGTATGTTACCGACTTTTGTGTCGTTGGCACCACTAGGTCCGATTAATTTAACGGTATTTCCGGCTGTAGATGCTGTGTACGACTGAGTTCGTATATCATTTAACCCCCCATCGTTTAGTAAGTCACAGTTTTCTAAGTATTTATATCGTTCAAACACTGCAGACAGCATAACCCATCTTTCTTCAGTTTTTTCTGACTCATTAATAGGGAACCCACATACGTCATAAATTCCAGCAGTAGAACATATTTCATTTATACAATATCCTGATGAATATGTGGTACCCGTATTTTCGCAAGTACCTGTGGTTACACAGCTACCGGTATATTTAATATACTTAACACATATTTTAGGATTTTTTGGGTCACCACTTAACTGTAGTGATATGGCGTTAGATAAGACATCAAGTGCGGGGTCTGACTCTTTATTTGGGTATATTGTTATATTACCACACGTTTTAAAACAATCCACTAATGAACTAGTGACCCTTTGATATAATTCAACAGACGCACTACGTACAATCTCGTCAGAATTACAAATAAAAAGACCTTTATATATAACAGGAATACCTGTTGCTTTATGATAGAATTTATTCTCAGAACGACTTCCAAGAAAAAAGAACGTTCCGGCATTATCAGGATACACATCGTTAAGATATTCTTGGTTGTCCATTAACTCAAACTCATCGAATTGACGTGGTTTTAATATCGTCTCCATAGACCACCCTTTATTTACCCTTTCAGGTAAAATTTCATAGTCATACCCATGTAGTTTATAAAAACCCTGAAAAAAACCTCCGTATAATTCTTGGTAGTAACCAACAGAGTCATCTACTTTATCAACAATGTTATATACGGTTTCCTTATCTTTACCCTGAAATCTCGTGTTAGGTAAATTGTTAAATGTACCAACAGGGTGTAACTTCATTCTCCTATCGTGGTATAGTGGGTCATAAGTTTTAGATGGAAAAACACCCATAGAGTAATATAAGGTATCACCTGTTATCTTATTAAATAATCCAACATCAATCATGGTTAGACCTGCATCACAAGTACCGTTAAATTCTGTGTAACAACTAAGGTCATCATTATTTGGGTTATAATAATTTAAAGAAGTAAAAGTGTTTGCGGTATTTGAGACACCCCAATAAAGATTTGGTTTAGATGTCGTCCCTAGTTGAGTTAAATCTATATTGACTGGTAATCGATTACCGTCATCAGCGGCGATTACTTTATCTGAGAAAACAACCTCACTATCATAATTCTCTTCATCGGAAGATAAAGTTATGTCAAAATACTCGCTGGAATCCAACTTAACCTTAAATCTTTTGAAGTTATAACCATTAATGCTCTGACCTGCCATTCTCTTTTTTATGATAAATACTTTCTTTGTTGTATTTATAGTAAAAAATGAGTATGATTAAGTCCGATATCTTTAGAAAAAAAAGTGCAGCTGAAGAGAAAGCACTTAAAATGGGATGTAAAGGTACCCACAAACACGATGGTGGGTTCATGCCTTGTAATTCACATTCCGAATGGGAAAAAATAAGTTCAGTAAGTGAAAAAGAAGAAATTGACGAGTTAGTTGATTATGACGGGACTATGAATAACTCAAAAATCCCGATATTAGACCCTAATGTTACCCCAAAGAAAACCACAGACCAAACAGTTGCTGCTTCACGTACAAAACAAGACCCATATGCTTTAGGGTTTAGAAGGTATATTGGTGAAGAGGATATGTCTTCGGCATTTGGATGGGAAGAAACTGAAGATATGGGTTTCGATGAGACTATAGAATATTTAGAGAAACAATTAGGTGTAGACAATGCTGAGGAAAGGGCCGAGGAAATGGGTAAGGACGATAAGTTAGAAAAGAAAAAAACACCAGGTTCTTTCACAAGAATGAGACTTCAAGAAAAGGAAAAAATGTTCACGAAAGAACAAGTAATGAAAATGAAAGAAGATTTACTTGTCGATAAAAACTCAGATAACGGAGTACAATCCACAAATAAGGAGATTTCTAAAATCATACTTAGAAATATTAAAGCACTTAAGAAATTATCCAAAAAAGAAGGTATCAGTACTCAACAACTTATAACTCTATTAAAAAATGAATAAAAATCTTTACGATAGAAAAGCAAAACTACCAAAATCACTAATAAAACATTTAGAAGAATGTGGTACGTCAGTTGATGCAGATTCAAATACTGAGGGTTTTAATCGTAATAAAGAACTCAGAGAAACAGGAGTAGCATCTTACCAACAAATAAAAAGAATTAAAAATTGGTTCGACTCTTTTGGTGGTAACAAAGAAGACGCTCCGTTTATATTAAATGGTGGTGACAGAATGCAAAAATGGTGTGGTCACGTTTTAGACCATTGGAGGTCAGTAGAACAAGGAGGTAAAAAAAGAAAAGCCGATGGAGGGATGGAAAACCAATTCATTGATAACCATGAAAAAAATGGTTTAGTAGTAAACCCACATGATAAACATGAAAAGGGTATTAATAAGTTCGATACGACAATAAAAGAGAGTATCATTAAAAGATTTAAAAGATTAACATAAAATGGCAGAACAAAACGACAGATTAGATTTTTCACAACCAAAGAATAGTTTGAGTGAAATCGCAGAAAGAGAAAGAGCAAAACTTTTCCCACGTAATGACTATTCACCTCTTTCAGACAAGTATTCGGCGGAACATCCTGATGCTTTAGCTGACGGAGACGATGAAGGTAGAGGTACAGGAGTATTTTTAGATATACATAATTTAGGTGGTGGTACAAGTACCGACATCAATGAAAGAAATGACGATATCAAAATTAATAAGTACAACTATAAAAACGGTTATAAAGTAGAGGACTAATGAAACTACAGGAAACCCTAAGGTCGGTTCTTTTAGAGGTGGCGTCAATGGATGACGTACAAAGAGCGATAAAACAAAAACAAGTGGTCACCATATTCTATGATGGTGACGAACCTGGTGGTCGTGGTTTTAGAACTATTGAACCTGTTTGTTTTGGGTTTTCAAAAGCGGGTAATAGAGTCTTACGAGGTTGGGACATGGAAGGTGCGTCTCACACCGCATTAAAAGGTGAACAACCCTTACCAGGGTGGAGATTATTTAGGTTAGATAAGATAACGACATTTAAACCTACCTTAGATAACTTTACATCTCCCAGACCCGGCTATAACTTTAATGGGGACAAGAGTATGTCAAGAGTAATAATCAACGCACAATTTAATAACGAAAATGAATAACGATTTAATGCAAAAATTAGCCATGTCTAAAAAGATTATGGATGCCACGGAAAATATTAAACCAGGACAACAAGGTTTATCTCAGTTACCTATGTCTGAAAATATAGATGCAAAATATAACATACCACAGGATATGTTACAACAAGCACCACAACAACCAACATCTTCACCTCAAATGTCACAACAACCTGTGACCGAAGATAAAATTCAAAATTCTAATTTACCTGATGAAATTAAGAAATTAATGATGGAACACCCAATACAACAACCAAATTTCGGTGGTGGTGGTGCTACATTATCTGACGATGTTATTGAAGGTGCACAAAGACTAATGGGTAGAAATAACCCACAACCTATAAATGAGACACCTAAGACTAACCCGTCAAAAACAATGACAGGTAATAATGGAGAACTTAAACAAATGATTAGAGACGTTGTTAGAGACACTGTTAGGGATGTTGTCAGAGAAGAGTTACAAAGTTCAGGGATGTTAACTGAAGGAGGTTCAAAGACAAATGAAACACTACAACTTAGAGTGGGAAAGCACGTTTTTGAGGGTAAAGTAACAAAAATCAAAAAGGTAAAATAACCAACCCCTTTTCTTATTCTTTTTTTTGTGTTATACTTTTATCAAAAGTGAAAGTATGTCAAAAATTAAAGTATTAGTATTACCTTCTGACCGTACAGGTGTAGGTAAATTTCGTTCAGTAGAACCCCATATATTCTTACAACAATCAAACCCTGAAGATTTTCATGTGGACATTGATTATGAGCCAAGGATTAACGATTTAAACTATTGGAAACAATATGATATGGTATGTTTCCATAGGTCAATTGGTCGTGACCCTAGACAATCCGTAGAGATTGTTAAGATGTTAAATAAATTAGGTGTTGTAACGGTCATGGATTTAGATGACTATTGGTTACCAACAAAGGACCACCCAGCACATAATATAGTTCTTAAAAATGAAATACATCTTAGAATTATTGACAACTTAAAAGTTGCTCAATATGTTACCACAACGACTTCTTTATTCGCAACAGAGATTAAAAAATATAATAAAAATGTTTTTATTCTACCAAACGCGATTAACCCAAAAGAACCTCAATTTAATGCTGAAACCAAACCATCTGATAAAGTTAGATTTGGTTGGTTAGGTGGTTCATCACACTTAGAAGATTTAAAGTTACTAAATGGTAGTTTTTCAAGATTGAAAGATTTAAAAGACCAATATAGTGTACATCTTTGTGGTTTCGATACGAGAGGTACTGTAACTGAAATTAATCCTAAGACTAATGAACAAAAACAACGTCCAATAAAACCACATGAAACGGTATGGGCAGAGTATGAAAAGATTTTCACTAACAACTATAACTTAGTAACACCTGAACATAAGGAATTCTTATTAAAGTATAGTCAGGAACCTTTTACGTTAGATGAAGAACCTTTCTACAATAGAGTATGGACCGAACCTGTCACATCATATGCTAAAAACTACGCAAATTTCGATGTGTCTTTAGCACCACTTAAAAATCACATATTTAATAGGGCCAAATCACAATTAAAAGTTATCGAGGCAGGTTTTTATAAAAAAGCCATTATCGCTTCAGATATCGGACCCTATGGAATTGATTTGACACATTCACTTAAAAATGGTAACTTTACTGACGGTAATGCTTTATTAGTGAAAGAAAGTAGAAACCATAGTGATTGGTCTAAATTCATGAAAAAATTAATTACTAACCCATCATGGGTTGAGGATTTAGGTGAGAGACTTTATGAGACGGTCTCTAAGACTTATGACTTAAATATTGTAACAGCAACAAGAGCAGAAATTTATAAAGAAATAACACGATGATTAACGTACCGAAGACAAAACTATTATTTTTCGACATTGAAACTGTCGGGATTGAGGAAGATTTTAAAACCCTAAAAAAGAATAGACCCGAACTTGCAAAATTGTTTGAGTCATATAAAGGATGGATTATAAAGAGATTTCCTGAAGAGGAAGATAGTACTATTGATGAAATGTTTTATAATAAATCGGCACTGATACCTGAGTTTGCCAAAATAATAGTTGCGTCTTTTGCGTTTCACACACCTAATGGTGATGTTCACACACAAACATTCTCATCAGATGAGGAGGTTGAGGTCTTAAACGACATTAAAGGACTACTAAATAAAGTTAGTAAAATGGACTTTTATCTATGTGGTCATAATATTAAGAACTTTGACATCCCTATGATTGGAAAGAGAATGTTAATTAACGGTATTAAACCACCATCCCTTTTACCACAATACGACACCAAACCGTGGGAAATAAAGGCAGTTGACACTATGGAGTTATGGAAATTTGGAAATAACTATTCTATGGCATCTTTAGAACTTATGTGTGTATCGATGGGTGTGTCATCCCCAAAAGAAGGTGAGGTTACTGGTAACATTGTCCACAAAACATATTGGGAGACAGGTGGTTTAGACCCCATTGCCAAATATTGTGATGAGGATGTGGATGTCCTTGCAAAATTAATAGATAAAATATATAACTTAGTATAATGGGAAGAATGAAAGATATGACAGAAGGTCTTAGAATGTTAAAAGACCTAAAAAAAGGATTAGGGGGTATGGATACGAACAACCCTCAAAAAATGCTAGACTCAATGGGTTTAGATATGGATGAACTAAATAGAACATTTATTGAAGCTTCATCACCAAAAACCACATTAAGATACTCATATAAGTCAGTAAATACTGAACCGTCATACGCATACCCCACTGACTCAGGTTTTGACCTCAGAGCCAACAAAAAGGTCACACTTGAACCACTAGAAAGATTTTTAGTACCCACAGGTCTATTTTTAGATATCCCTGATGGTTACGAAGTTCAAGTCAGGCCAAAGAGTGGATTGGCAATTAAAAAGGGATTATCGGTGGTAAATACACCAGGTACTGTAGACCAAGGATATACAGGTGAGATACAGGTCATCCTCATTAATTTAAGTAATGAAGCACACACCATCGAAATTGGAGATAAAATCGCTCAAGCGGTTCTATGTCCCGTAATGTCAGGTAAGTTTGTGGAATTACAAAGAGTTCTTAATGTCGACGATAAAGACCGTGGAGATAATGGATTTGGCTCAACAGGAAATTAATATGGAAACAGTAAGTCCAACATTACCCGAAGGTATTAAAAATTACCTTATTGATATCGATGGTACAATTACCGATGATGTCCCAAATGAAGAACCAGAAAGAATGGTAAGTTGTTTACCCTATGAAGGTTCAATTGATATGATAAATGAGTGGTACGATAATGGTCATATTATCACCTTCTTCACTTCTCGCTCGGAAGAACATAGAGAAGTCACAGAAGAGTGGTTCAAAAAACACGGATATAAGTATCATAACTTATTAATGAACAAACCTCGTGGAGGAAATTACCATTGGATTGATAACCATATTGTAAGGGCTACTCGATATAACGGTAAATGGACACCACTAACAGATAAAGAAACAACAATACAAGTATTTGACGATTAATGATTACAATAGGATATAGTACAAAAAAGATAGACCCTAAATTTAGAGAATACATTGAGGAATCATGTGGGTTAAGAGGTGTTGAAGTGATACCTTTTGAGAACCCTGGTACTCATTCACTTACCGAAGCATATAATATCATTCTTGAGAAATCAACGAATGATATTGTTGTGCTTTGTCATGATGACATCTATTTCGAGAAAAAAAATTGGGGTAACAAAGTGTTAAAACATTTTAAAAGAAATCCCGATTATGGTATTATCGGCGCTGCGGGTACTAAATACATGCCAAAATCAGGTAGGTGGTGGGAAATACCCTCAGAGATGTATGGTGTTGTTAATCATGAGCACGAAGGTAAAAAATGGACGTCTAAGTACAGTGAACCAAAAGGTAATCGATTAGACCAAACGGTACTCGTTGATGGTTTATTTATGGCGGTTAACAAACCCACTTTAAAGACTCGATTCGATGAGGACGTTAAAGGTTTTCACTTCTATGAGGTGGATTTTTGCTTTAGAAACTTTTTAGAGGGTGTGATGATTGGTGTGTTTTACGATATTAGAATTACACATAAGTCAGTTGGTATGACTAATGACCAGTGGGAATTGAATAGACAACAATTCGTGAACACACACAAAGACAATTTACCCGTAATACTTCCTACGACTTACAATAAGAAGACGGTTAAGAAGAATGAACCATTAGTTACTTTAGCAATGCCAATCTATAACTATGCTAAGATGTTAAATCCATGTCTTAACTCAGTTTTTAATCAGGATTACACTAATTTCGAAGTGGTAATAGTTAATGATGGGTCTGATGACGAATACTGTTTACTAAAACTAAAAACATTAGAGGGTCATGAATCTATTAAAGTAATACATAAAGAAAATACTGGTGTATCTGATACACGTAACATTGCGGTAAAAGAAGGTAAGGGTGAATATATACTACCATTAGACGCCGATGATATGATTTTACCTGGTTACCTCAAAACGGGTGTTAACATTATTAGAAACAATCCAAAAATTAGCCCTGTATATTGTGATACAGTACATGCCGGTGAGATGAAAGGATTAGAAAAAAGACCTGAATGGTCACAAGAGAGACTATTACAAGGTCCATTCATAGTTAATAGTTCAATGTACTCACGTGAAGCTTATGAATCCATTGAAGGGTACAATACTGAAATGAAAGGATGGGTTGATTATGATTTATGGGTTCAAATGATGGACGCAGGATATGAAGGTAAGAGAATACCCAAAGGTTTATTTGTTTATTTTCATCACGAAAGTGAAGGTAAGGGTTCTGTCTCAACATCTGCAAGACAGAATATGAGTGAATTACACAAAACGGTTTTAGATAGACATAAACTTAGAAATACCTAACATGTTGAAAGAAAAGAGTATAATAATAATTGGGTCTTCAGATGTAATGTTAGAGAATAAATTAGGTGATAAAATTAATAGTTTCGATGTTGTCGTTAGATTTAATAGGGCACCCACATCTAATTATGAAGATTATGTTGGGTCTAAAACCAACATTAGGTTTGTTAATTCTCACGTAGTAAAGAACACACCTAAACAAAATGAAGACTTAGATTTTTTACCATCAATTAAAAATCAAGTCATATGTAGTGATTTTAATATAAATGATAATGATTTTTATAAAGTTTTCGATAAAAGTTGTACATTTAAACAAGTTAATAGGTTTGATAATTTTAAAAAATTTAAAATTAATATTATTAATAAATTAAATATCGATTTAAAAATGAAAACACGAGAACCATCCGTTGGGTTAAGTGCTATATGTTATTACATAAATAAGGGGTATAAACCCACAATTTATGGATTTCACCTGCACGATGAAAATAAAAATGTTTCCCCCCATTATTGGAAAAAGAAGTTGTCTGTTGGTAATTGTCATAACTTTTCCTACGAGAGAAAACTAATAAAAGAACTAATAAAATTAAATTACTTAAAATTATTAAAATGAAGATATTTGTGGATATTGATGAAACAATTTGCTATTATAAAGACAATAGAGATTATAACCTAGCATTACCAATAGTGGATAATATAAAAAAAATTAATAAACTATATGATGAAGGTCACCACATTAAGTATTGGACCGCTAGAGGTTCGGTTATAAAAAAAGATTGGTTTGATATCACTAAAAATCAACTTGATACGTGGGGGTGTAAATATCATGAATTAAGTGTTGGTCAGAAACCCGCATATGATTTACTAATATGTGATAAAACAAAAAGAATAGAAGAAATATGATAAGATATAAAAATCCGGTTTACCCTATCCCACCATCTTTTGATGATGATGAAAATTTAGAGTTAGACTCCACAATTAATTATTTAAACTATATTAAAACGAACGGTGGTAAAATTGTAATGACAACTGCTGGTACTTCACAGTATAATTTACTTTCAACCGAAGAAATAAGGTCATTAAATTTATGTGTAATTAATAATTTTCAGGGTGAAAAAATATTAGGACTTCCACCTCTTAGTCTTAAACACATCAAAGAAGAAATTGAGTTAATGAATACTATATGTGATTCAGAGGACCGTAATGAGATTTCGTTATTGATATTATTTCCTGAAAGATATTATGATGATGAACAGATTTGTGAATACTTTGAAGAAATTTGCAGTATAAGTAAATTCGACGTTTTAGTCCACGGAAACCTCCTAAGAAAAGGTATGGGAGGTGTGTATGAGTACAGTAAACCACTGTTAGAAAAACTTAGTAATATAGACGGTTTTATTGGTATGAAGGAAGAGGCTTCAAATCTAATGCATTCGACGACTAATTTACCAAAAGAAAATTTTGAGGTTATAGTAGCAGGTGGTAGTATGAAAAGGTTTTGGGGGTTATATCCTCACGGTGCAACAACATACTTAACAGGTGTAGGTTCTTTTTTCCCTAAATTAGAGGAGTCATTTTTCTTAAATTATAAGAACCATAACATAAATGAATGTATAACAATTATTAATGAAATTGAAACCCCTTTATTTGAGACTTTTATGACATCAGGGTGGCATCTATCCATGAGAACTTCATTGAAACATTTAGGTTTTATTAAGAACGATAGAAAACCATTTAAACAACCTACAAATGAAACTAAAGAAAATATTATAAACACACTTAATAAAATTAAAAAATATGAAGAATAATAAAACATACATCATAGGACCGTGTAGTCTTGAAAACTATGAGTTATCATACGAGGTACTATCCAAAGTATATCCAATTTTAAAAGATAAGGACTTTTATTTTAAAGGCTCATTCGATAAGGCTAATAGAAGTTCAATCACTGGTAAAAGAGGTCCAGGACTAGAGGAAGGGATTGAAATATTTAAAAAGTTAAAACAAGACTTTCCTAACTTAAAAGTGACTACTGATGTACACGAAGTTGGACAGGTTGAAAAATTATCAGGTGTAGTTGACGTGATTCAAATACCCGCGTTTTTATGTAGACAAACAGATTTATTAGTTGAGTGTGCTAAGTTCTTTGATATTGTAAACATAAAAAAGGGACAATGGATGAACCCACAAAATATGGTTAAAGGGATTGATAAAATAAAAGAAACTAACCCTAACGCTCAAGTTTGGATGACTGAAAGAGGTAGTGCATTTGGGTATTCACAGTTCATCGTTGACTTTTCAAATGTGGACTACCTTAAAGAACATTTTGATAAGGTTATCTTTGATGTTACTCACTCAGCTCAATTACCTAAACCAAATGGTAGAATGGGTGGTAATCCCACACTAGCAGCGAGATATTTTAAAACTGTAGACATTTTCAACTATGATGGAGTATTTGCAGAAGCACACCCTAATCCTCCATTATCATATTCGGATGCAGATTCAGTACTACCGATAAATGAAATGGTAGAACTACTAAAAAAAGATATTAATGTATAGTATAAAAAATATATGGTCATCTACTAATCATGGCTGGAGACACATCACTAAAAGTATGGACCAATCAAAGAAACAAAGAATAATTAAAAGGGTTAATAAAAATCTTTTAGATAATTCATTGTATGATAATGTAGAGACCGTATTGGATTGGGGTTGTGGAGGTGGACTATTATCTAAAGTGCTATTAGATAAAGGTTTTAATGTTTGTGTAGTGGACCTTGTTGAACATAGTATAGAATCCGCTTTAGATTATGCCGTTGGTATATCTTACACTCAATTAGTTGATGAAGACATAGAAAAGTTCAAATATCTTGGACCCAAACCTGATGTTATATTCTCCCATGCAGTTATACAACATTTTCCTAATTATGATTACTTCACTAAAGTATTAAAAATATGGACTGAAGACATTAAACCAAATTATATATCTCTTCAGGTTAAGTTAGGTGAGAGCACGAAATCGGCAGAAAATTATAAAAAAGATTTTCTAAATGGACTACTCTTTAAGGAAGTCGACTTAATAAAAGACTTTAAGGATAAAAACTACGAATTAATTAGTAGTGAATCAGAATACTCATTAAGTAATATTAAAATGGGTTATTATAATTTTAAAAAATTAGTATAAAATGTTTAAGAAACGAAGAGCAAGATATGTTATTGAAAAATTAAAGGATAAAAAATATCCTAAAAAACCAAAAAAAGATATTCAAATATCTGATATTACTAATGGATATAAAACTACGAAAATACTAAATAAAGAAACAAAAATAACAACCATTGGTTCGTGTTTTGCTGAAGAGCTGAGATTGTGGTTAAATCAGAATAAATATAATATTTCAAACCCGATGTGGGGTCAGGTATATAATATAAAAAATATAAAACAAATATTTAAATTTTCATTAGAACCTGATACGTGGAATCCAAAAGAGTCCGTGTGGGATTTTGATGGAGATATTAGACATCCATATATAAAAGGACCTCAATTAGAACCATATAAGTTAGGTAATAAAAATAACTACATTCGTAACATGAATGATTTGCATGATAGTTTTTCTAAAGTTTTAAAAGAAATTAATGTAATAATTATCACATTAGGTCAAACAGAGTTTTGGGGTAATAAAGATGATAAATGTGCCTTTTACGCTGCGCCATGGATTAATACCAAAGAGGGTGAAAAAAATCATAAATTTTTTAATTTATCCGTAGAAGAAGTTAAAGAAGAACTTAGAGATAGTATTAAAATTTTGAAAAAACATAATCCTAATATTAAAATCATAATTTCAGTCTCACCTGTCCCATTAGTGGCCTCAGGACAAGAAAAATTAAGTGGATTCATTTTAGCCAATAAAGCAAAATCTTCCCAACACATCGCCACTCTAGAAGTAATAGATGAATTTAAAAATGTACAATATATGCCGTCATATGAAATAGTTAATAGTGATTTAATAGGTAGTTATGAAAATGACGGTAGACACATTAAACGTACTAAAGTTAAATCAATTATGGATACCTTTGAAAAATTATTTTGTTATGAGTAAAAAAATACATATCGGATTCCATAAAGCGGGCTCTACATTTTTGCAACAAATTGTTTTTCCTACGCTTCCTAATTATAAAGGTAGATATTATGCAGGTAGTAAAGATAAACATACTGATTTATATATTGGAGAAACCGTAAACAATGGTTGCGAAAACATATTAAAATATTATAGTAAATTTGATAACCATTTTATATCTAATGAAATTTTTACAAAACTTAGACGAGAAAAACTTTTAGAACTTTTAAAAAAATATAATTATGATAATGTTTTAGTTGTTGAACGTAATTTAGATGATTTAATTAAAAGTAGACAACGTCATAAATCACAAGATTTCTTTCTTCAAAAAAAAATAAATAATAGCAATATTGATGAAGAAGTGTCTAATCACTATTCAACGGAAAAATTGTCTGAAAATATTGTAAATTTAACTATCATAAATTTTGAAAAGTTTTTTAGTGGAGATAAAAAAGAAATAAAAAAGTTATCAGAATTTTTAGAATATGATGTCGAAGATATTGTATTATCCAATTTACATAAAAAAATAAACGCAAAAAGAAAAAAATAAAAATGAAAAGATTATGTATTATACCCGCTAGAGGAGGGAGTAAAAGATTACCAGGTAAAAATATTAAACCTCTAAATGGTAAACCATTAGTTTTTTATACTATAGACGCAGTACTAAAATCTAATATGTTTGATAAAGTAATATTTACATCTGATGATGATACAATACTTGATACTGTATCTAATAATTACTCATCAACAGTTTTAGAGGTAATTAAAAGACCTTTAGAATTAGCTACGGACACATCTAAAGTAATTGATACTGTTATGTATTTTTTAGATGATGACTATGACCAAACATGGTTAACTTTACCTACATCACCTATGAAAATATCTGAAGATTTTGTTAAGTCTTCAAAACTACTAAAAGAAGATGACGATTCAGTGCTTTCATACACAGAAATGGAGTTCCCCCCAACATTAGGTTTGGTAGTGAAAAACAATAACATATTAGAAGATTATGACCAAACCAATCCATGGCAAAATGGTAATAGTCGTAGTCAAGACCATCCAACCATATATAGACCTAACGGTGCAATATATGGTTCTTGGACAAAAAAATTAAAAGAAAATAAAAATTATTATATAGGTCAAACTAAGGGATATTTTATGTCAAGAAAAAGGTCTGTTGATATTGATACTCAGTTTGAATTTGATTTAGCGGAATTTATGTTACAAACAAATCATTTATCATGAAAAAAGTAGTAGGGATTATAGGTAATGGGTTCGTTGGTGAGTCACAAGCGTTCGCCTTCTCACCAACTAATGAAATAAGAATTTATGATGTAGACCCTCTAAAGTCTACACATACAAAAGAAGAGTCTCACCAATCAGACTTCATATTCGTTTGTGTACCAACGCCGATGAATATAGACGGAAAACAAGACCTATCATATGTTGAAAAGGTATTTGAGGAATCTATTGAGGGACCCATATATATTATCAAGTCAACGGTATTACCTGGTACTACAGAACAATTAATTCAAAAGTATCCACACTTAAATATAGTGTTCTCACCTGAGTTTTTAACTGAGAGAACAGCTAAGTTAGATATGTTAACACAGGCAAGAGTTATATTTGGTGGTGACAGAGAATTAACTAATAAAGTTGAGGAACTTTTCAGTGGTAGGTTCATGAATAGACATTTCATTCATACCGACTCTAAAACCGCTGAGTTTATCAAATATATGAATAACACATACTTCGCCACTAAAGTGTCAATTATGAACGAATATTACCGTTTAGCTCAGTTAGTCGGTGTAAATTGGGAAGACGCCCTTTATGGTTTTACCTCTGATGGTAGAGTCGGTGACTCACACCTTCACGTACCTGGCCCTGACGGTAAAGTTGGGTTTGGTGGAACTTGTTTCCCAAAAGATATCAATGCACTTATGAGTATGGCAAATGAAGTGGGTGTTAATATGAATGTATTGGAAGCCGCTTGGAAAACAAACTTAGAGGTTAGACCTGAACAAGACTGGTCTAAACTAAAAGGTCGTGCAATATCGTAACAACACAAAGGGTTACTTTCATTATTTTATTACTAATTTATATCTTAGTTTAGTGTATTAAACACTACTTAAAATTATTTTAAAAAAATTAATGGCAACAAAAGGAAAAAAAGTAGATAACACCTCTAAAATGTCACGTAAAGAAATTATTCGTGATATTATTGGTAAGACACCAAGAAAGAAATTCTTATCTGAAAATCAAAAGGAATATTATCAAACTCTGTGTGATAGTGAAATCACTATTTGTACAGGTCCTGCAGGTGTTGGTAAATCGTATGTCGCTATGAGTGCTGCGGTTCAATTATTATTGGATGAAAATAACTCATATGAAAAAATCATCATCGTTAGACCGGCAGTAGAAGCTGAAGAAAAATTAGGGGCATTACCTGGTAACTTAGAAGAAAAATTAGACCCTTATATCTTTCCGTCTTATTACTTACTAAATAAAATTGTAGGTAAGAGTGCCAGAGAGAAACTAAAAGAACATGACGTGATTGAAGTATTTGCGCTAGCATATATGAGGGGGATGAATATTGATAATTCAATCCTAATTTTT